GGACCAACCGGTGCTACAGGCGCTACCGGTGCTACAGGCGCTACAGGACCAACCGGTGCTACCGGTGATACAGGTGCTACTGGTGCTACTGGACCAACCGGTGCTACAGGCGCTACAGGTGCTACAGGTGCTACAGGCGCTACAGGACCAACAGGCGCTACAGGACCAACAGGACCAACAGGTGCTACAGGATCAACAGGTGCTACAGGTGCTACGGGAGCAACCGGAATAGGCGCGCCTTTTTATTTAGATTATCAAGTAATTCCTAATTCCGCATCATTATTTGGTAATGTAGGAGATCTTATTGCTCAAGGTATTTATTTTTCATTTGCTACGACAACCCCCTCATGTGCTGTATCTAGTCTATTGGGTTTGACTTTCCCTCGTATAGATAATTCTGGTGAAACGGTGTGTACTATAAATGGATATGAATTTCACTTACTCCTATGTGAAACTGAATATTGTAATAATCCAGTCGGTAATCATAACGCTGACGTAGTGTGTCAAGATCAAAATATCACAGGTTTAAATAACTGTGTTAGACGCGCAAGGTTTAATTGTGTTATAGTTGATGGTCCTCGTAATCCAACGGAAGATGCGTTTATTGAATGGTATTGGGCCTCAGCATATAATACTGTTGTAGGACATCAATTTGTTACAGGTAAATTCACATTTATGGCAAATGCTACTTGGATAAATCAGGTTCACACATTATGGCGAGGGTATACAAATCCTAGAACGACTCATCCTGGCATACCTTTATTTAATCCTTCAAATCACAATACATTATAAATAATAAATAATAAATAGTTTGTAAAAAAATTAAATAATATTATAAATACTATTATTTAATTTGGTTTAATAATTAATTCAAACTCGTAATTTTCATTTAAACAAATTTTTTTAGTGTTTGTGTTAAAAATACCAAAAAAGGAAAACATTATATTATCTTGAAACATTTTATACAAATTAATATTATATTTATCTTCAATATACGAAATATAATCATTATCCGTATATCTGTTAATTATAAAGTTAACATCAAATATATTAGGTGTATATTCGTATTCATAATTTCTAAGATTTAAATTAATATATTTATGATATTCGCAAAAAAATAAAATTAGATTAATTTTAGAACTAATTGCGCTTTCAATATCATAACTTTCAATAAAATTATCTTTTTTATTATTATTACTACAAGAACTACAAAAAAGTATAAGATGTGTTTTAATTTTTGAAATAAAGTCTTTAACTTGATTTTTTTGTTCTTCTGTAGGATTTTCTGGATACATTACTGAAAATGAATGTAAAATATGCCAGATTAAATGATATAATTTTTTAACCCGAATTCTTGAAAGTAAAATTATTTTGATTGAATTTTTTAAAGAAGGGTCATTCATAGAAGATTTGTTGAAGTCTGAATAAAAGTCGTCCATATATATTTAATATATTAATATATTAATCATGTCATATCCATGGATTATAGATAGTTCTAAAGGCACAACTCCTTCAGAAACAGAATATTTACAAGTAATGGCGCCAAACGGTTTATACTTAAATTCCACAACAAGTGGCACAAATTCTAATGCGGTTTTAATGAAAGGGTTTCAAGAAGGAACCGCGAATGAAATATACGCCTACTATTATTGCGACAGAGTAAGATATTCTCCTAATCCATGGAGTGGAGAAACAGTATATTCGCATAGTGAATTAAGTTTTTCTGATAGCACTCAAACTAGTTATTCAAAGATTAATATATCTGGATTACAATGTGCAAATCCAAATTACTCGACATTCTTTCAATCATCCAATAATGGAACTTATCAGACAATAATAAGTTATAATGAAGATATTTATATAACATCAAACTCTGGTAATGGAACAATATATTTAACGGCAAAATCAGGTCTTTATTTAAACGGACAGCAATTTTTTCCGGGAGGTAGAAATAGTATAACTGCCGGAGATAATATATCTTTGATTACTCAAATGGACAACAAGATCCAATAATACATTCAACTGGAGGTGATGTTTATTGGTATCAATTGACCGACCCAATTACGACATGGACAAATATAGTGAACCAAAAAAACGGAAATCCTCAATTTGGTGTAGGAGATGAACAAAGTTTAACGTATATGACTCCTGGAAATCTGTATATTAATTATTCAAGTGAAACTTGTAATTATACTTCTTCTTCAATAATATTTAATAGTACTGCTACAATACAATGTGATACACCAGATGGTCAAGGAGAAGGAACTTTGTATTTAAGCGCTCGGTATGTATTACCATCTTCTTCTAAATCTGTTTTTGGTTCTTCTAGGAATCCTTGGAATGAAGTAGTTTCAAAAGAATTTACAGAACCATCGGATATAAAATTAAAAGAAGATATACAAGATTTGGACGTTAACTATTCAATTGAACTTATAAAAAAAATAAACCCGGTATCCTATATATACATAAAAGATACCGAAAAGAAAAAACATTTTGGAGTTATAGCTCAAGATATAGAAAAAATAATTGGTGACGAAAATTTAGCATTACATTCAAAACATGGAGAATATCAAGGAGTAAATTATATGGAATTAATATCACCATTAATTAAAACAGTTCAAGATTTATTAAAAAAAGTAGAAAATTTAGAAAAAGAAATACAATTATTAAAAACATAAATATTCATGAATGGAAGATTTGTTAAATATTACACATTGACAATTAAAACGCCGACTTTTGTAATATAACAAATAAAACTCGAGTGATACGATTTGAATTACAAGTGTAAAAACTGGTATACTACTTTATAGGAAAAAAATATAATGATAGTTTCAGTTCATATTTATCTACAATAACACAATTGTATGAGAACTATTCTGTAAAGAAAGTGGCAATGTCCACGTATATAGCTTCAAGTGCATTACAAGTTTCGGTCAAGATTTGAATGACACTATTTTTATCCGTAGGTGCTACAAATCCTAGACGTATGATACTTTCATCTATATGAGGATGTGGTTTTCTAAATCCACAAAAGTTAAGGGATTTGTCCGAGGTAGGAGAATGTCTATCATAATGACGTGCAAACAATAGATATTCTAACGCTTTTCCTAAGGTATAATCTTCACCAATGAGTTGAATATCAAACCCATGGTCTAAGGAGGTAGCGGATGTACGAAGGATGTCTTCGGTTTGGACGGCAGATTTAAACTTATTGATTTTATCCATCATCACATGAATACATTTTAGGATGATTTGTTTATTTTCAAATGGACCGACCGTTTCAATTGTAAAGTCATAGGAATCAGGGATAGAATAGAGTTCGGAATTAAGTAACAACCAATCTTTTTTTTTAAACTCAATCGTATCCTCGCTTAACTGTTCCACTTTAAGACCATCTACATATTTGGATAAATGGTCATTTGCCATATCCTCATTTACAGTATTTCCGTAACCACATGTAGATACAACATTAAATGACCCGTTTTCTTTTGCCATACCAATTGCGAAGGAGGCCGATAAAACGATATGTTCTCCTTCAATCGTTTCGGATAATCTAGGACGGAGACGGACAATATCAATATAATCTCCGGTCAAACTATCCGGCGGAAACATACTCTTTACCATGGTTTGAGGTAAAGCCGTATCGGTGTTTGTATCTATAATAGTAAAGTCTTCGGTTGTGACATGTAATATAGTATCCCCTTCATTTTGTTTATCTAGCATCACTTTATACTGTTCCATCGGCATGGAGGTGTCTGTGATATAAATTGGAATACAACTCATACGTTGTTTGATTAATTCATTGTTCATACGAGTTGTATTGGTTTGAATAAATACCTTATTTTCAGAATAAGGAGCGGTTCTAAATACAACACATGGTATTTCAGAAAGTATAATTCTACGAATAGAATTTGCAATGCTTACATTCACTCCAGATAAGGTAAAGTTGAGCTCTCCGTTGTCTTCGGTCATACGATTCACGAATGGTTTCATATTGGATAGTATAATAGATAAAGACATTTTTATATCTCAATTTTTTATAATAAGTTAAAATGAATTGTAGCATTATACTATCATACTTTATGAGCACAATCTTGTATTATAGTAATTATTGTAATAATTGCAAACATATCCTTTCATTTCTATCAAAAACTACAACGGTCAAATCCGACATTCATTTTTTATGTATAGATAACCGTGAAAAAAAAAATAACGGAATGACCTATATCAAACTCGCAAACGGTGAAGAGGTCTTATTACCACCTACTATAACCAAAGTTCCCGCCTTATTGTTAATCAATCGCGGATACCATGTATTATTTGGGGATGAAATATTAAAACATATTCAACCACCAGCAGAAGCTATGAAACAACAATCCGTATCACAGCATGGAGAGCCGTCCGCATTTGCATTGGGTTTAGGACGTTATGGGGTTGCTTCGGACCATTATAGTTTTTTAGACCAAACCCCAGATGAATTGTTAGCAAAAGGGGAAGGTGGTATGCGTCAATCGCATCATTATGCAAATATCGTTCATGCCGACAAAATAGAAACACCTCCAGATACATATAGTGCCGACACTATAGGAAACGTTTCATTAGATAATTTACAAGAACAACGAGCCAACGCAATCAAATAATATTCGTTTATAATAGTTTAAATATATGACTAGTTCAAGTATATGTCTAATTATCTTAACGCATTTAATAATCATTTTGAAGAATTTGTAAACGATGTAGTCACTGTATTCCCAGAGGATATTGAAATAGCCGCTGCATCCAACGCATTGTGTAAGCTACGAAAAGCAAATCCAAAAATTATAATCAAAGTATTTTACAAACACGTATATCTTCCACATGGGTCACAAATTAAGGAAAATAATATAAATTATTTTATAGAAAAAGATTATACGGAATATTTAACAAATCCTCAAGTTGGATTTACAAAGGAAGTATTAGATAAAATCAATTCAATTAAAGAACCCATTTCCAATATGAATCAACATGAACAACTGAAAGTAATCAAGTATTTACAAAACTTGTGTAAATTATGTGATTTATATCATTCCACCCAATTATCAGACGGTCACTAGCATCTAAACGCAAACGCAAACATTCCAACCCCCAATATACCTAAAAGAAACCCCATATGATAATTAAACTGCATTTCTTTATACATTAAAAGCCATGATTTAATTTCATCTGGTTGTGTCATATGATTCAACAACCAATCGGACTTGGGTGAAAGTATATAGTATAAATAATTGGTAACAAAGGATATAGTCACTACAGTGCATACAAGTGGAATAGGTTTCATTTTATAACTTTTATTATACAATAGGATTACAATAGAGAGAATGAACCCTAACGTATATCCTTTGTAACTGATCAATCTTCGTTCCTTTGTTATCTTATCGTATCGTAGATTTAAATCCTGAGATAAGGACTCTTTAAACTCTTTTACAATTCTACTTTTATGGGTGAAATTATAAAAGTATATCATTCCAAGGATACATACCGCCGAAAACATACAACTTATAAAACATGTCATTCTATTAAAGAATGAGAGATTTATCTAAGTAATTATAAAATTAAAAAGTGACCGGAATAATGCCATACCTATAGAATATTGTATAGACTTTTGTTGGAAATCCTTAATCATTTTGTCTCAGCGAATACTTGTATCTTTATTTCACCGTGTTATTTTAGGTTTCAAATAAAATATTTATATATATAATGATAAAACAGGTTTCTTTAAAGAAAGACAATATTTTATTTTATACATTCGGTTGTATTCTTTTATTGGTGCTTTTAATTTCGTTGTATCCACTTATTGTTCCAATTCGTTCTGGAATGACTTCTACTATAAATAAAACGAGTAATTATAAGGCACCCGACGGAGATACAGTATATTTATCTGGGAACGGTGTAATGAATTCACCTAGTTATACAGAAACCTATTCTTCCTTACAACCTTACATGTCATTATGGAATGGCAACCTTCAGGAGGGAATGTCAAGCAATCAGAAAAAGACACGCAATGTTCAATACAATACAGGAAGTTATATTGGTCCTGCCGGTGATACTGTATATACATCTAGTTCAAATCAAATGAATACAAGTTCAAGCGCGCCTGTACAAACGACTCCAGTACAGCCGTATGCTAGCAGTAACTCACAACCGATGGATGAGAATATGTATATTCTGAAGTCACAAATTGTGCCACCGGTATGCCCAGCATGTCCAACCGTATCATCCTGTCCAAGAAACGACGCTCCTCCTCCGTGTCCATCCTGCGCAAGATGTCCAGAACCAGCATTTGACTGCAAAAAAGTACCTAATTATCGTTCTAGCGATTCTTCCTATTTACCAATGCCTATTTTAACGGATTTTAGTTCCTTTGGAATGTAATTCAACGTTGTTTGATACAACGACGATCTACTTGCATCGTTTTACATTTATCTTCTTGTGGTACAATCTTTATTATACATTTTGACTTTTTACCATATACTGGGTCGGTGCAACCCGTTTCTTTCTTACGTTTTAGGGTATGTTTTATAGTACATCGTGCCCTAAAATGTTCGTATAAATCTCGTACGTCGGAATACAACAATCCAGACCTTTTGTGTAATCGCTTATTGATTCGTTCATGCAATAGGTATATATATTTGGAAAAGGTATCCCTAGAAGACATGTGAGAATCTAATAAAGGATACTGCTTGAATTGTAAAGATAAATTCTCACGACAAAGTCTACAAGGTAAAACATATTGTAGATTAAGTATAAAGTCCTTGTAATGTGTTTTATCCTTTTGGGTTGGTTCCACCGGATAATTAAAACTCATTGTATGTAAATAGTGCCACATGGCAGGTCCCCAGACTGCCGTTAGCATCCCATCTCCACTATAATAATCACTCTTTCTGTATACACGTCTTGTATGTTTACGTACGTACATTATAATAGATTTAGAAACTTATAATGGAGATTTATGAATGGTAGATAATAATACGTTGGATACATGGGGTGGTCTAGGTATAGTCCCAAACAATATATAACGTATACGATTATAATACTCTATATCCGTATTATAATCACGACGTTCCACCAAGAATAACATTCCTTGCTTATTACGAACAATCATTCACTACATATAGATTATATTCTTTATATTCGTTAAGAGATTACAAATAATATAATATATAGTATAATGACGTTACAAGAAACCGTGAAAAAAGCAATGTCTAATAGAAATATAATCGTAGTGTTAGGATTGTCATTATTATTCATAGGTATAGCAATATGGGTATATAACAGTTATGTTAAACCTAGAATCCATGCAACCTATGTTGCAAATAAAGAATATACAACAACAACCTCTTCTGATACAAAGGGTAACGCAGACCTTTATTTCTTTTATACCGATTGGTGCCCTCATTGTAAAAGTGCCAAACCGATTTGGGGTAAGTTTAAAGAAGACATTACGACCAATGGACACAGTTCTGGAGTAATTATTAATTTTATTGAGGTAGATTGTGATAAAGATAAATCTACGGCAGATAAATTTAAAGTAACTGGATATCCAACTATAAAATTAAATTATAATGATACCATTGTAGAATATGACGCAAAACCGGATATCAACACTTTAAATCAGTTTTTAAACCAGTCCTTGAGTTGATAAACTCGTTTGCATCGTGTTCGCCTCTTTGAACCAATTCTTTTCGTAATACAGGATTGCATAACACCTCGTACCACATGGTTACATCTTTTATATCATCGGCATAAGATAAAATTGTAAATGGCACAACGGTTTGTTCTGTACTAGTATCTAAACTTTTATGACATTTATTCATTAATATTCTAAAATAATCTAGGAAAGAGGTTGTATCCTGTATAGTTTGTATACGAGACGTTTTGATTGTTCCAAATACTAATATTTCATCTAGGTTGAAACCAGAATGTTCTAAGCATACATTTATTGGTAAATTATGAAGCAGTCCTCCATCCATAAAGCATTTCTCTTTGTAAAATATAGGTTTAAATAACATAGGAAAAGCGGTCGTGGAAGCAATTGCCTGAATCAAAGACATGTTTGGATACGTTTTATATGAAATCAATTCTGTAACTAGTCCGGTAGTACTATTCAATTCCGTAACCGTAAACACCAATTCTATATGTGTTTTATGGTAAAACTCTTCCAGTGTAACCTCTATAGGAATATCTTTTGCTTTCAATAAAGGTTCCATACATAGGCGAAACACACTTTCACCGTCCATACCTTTCTGATGGAACATTTCAAGTATATCGGTTTGTATAGAGTCAAAGGAATTGGACCATGGACGTTCCATGAGATACTTATCCGTGGTATCCCAATCGTATCCTAATGCAATGATACATGCAATGAATGCGCCTATGGACGAGGCATAAATAGAGTCAAGTTCTTCTAACGTCCACATCTTACGGATATGCGTAGATTTAATGGCACCATAAGATAGTAATCCAGTAGGTCCTCCTCCGGATATAACCAAACATTTTATGTTCATTATAAAGGTTACGTTATATATATTTAATACTTTTCTATGGAAATGTAAATATGGATACTATATTTACATTAAAAGACGGTATTTGTGATAATAAAATTAATTTGGATGAATTGTATGAACGTAAACAAAAACATGATTTAAATACGTTGAATGTATTTAATCGTATTCTTCAAAGAATACATACAAGGATCCGTTATAATTCTAGAATCAATCCAAATACACAACATTGTTGGTATGTCATTCCAGAAATTATCATAGGATTGCCTAAATACGATAATGATTCTTGTATAGCCTATATCATTGATAAATTAAGAGAGAACGGATTTGTAATTAAATATATACACCCCAACTTGTTATTTATATCATGGAAAAATTGGACACCTAGTTATGTGCGTGAAGAAATTCGTAAACAAACTGGAGTACAAATTGATGGTTGGGGAAACCCCAAAACCGTTACAAGTGAACACGGAAAGCAAGAGCTAGTTACGGACCCAAATACATTGATGATGACCAAAACGAAATCGGTTTCATTATCTGCTAAACCTGGATACAAAGACATTCATACCTATAAACCGACGGGTAATTTAATTTATAACTTTGATTTATTGAAACGAATAGAAGACAAATCCAATGCCAAATAAACTTAGTGATTGGTCCATCTAGGTGCCATCGTTTGATTACATGCCATGGAAGTGCCTTCTTTACACGAAATCATATCTCCGTAACAAAATTCAGCAAAAGATTGTTGATCGTTGGGTATGGTAGTACTTGGATTGGAGTTAAACTGTATCATGGAACGGTCAAATTCAAAACTATCTCCTAAATCCTTGAATAAACGTTCTTCAATACCCTCTGGATTGTCAAATGTATCTACTACCATATTCTGTGTACTTTTATTTATGTTTGCAATCGTTTTTGGGCGGTAAGAGAGTGCTGCTGGGGGACGTTTGGGGTCATCTTGTATTTCAGGTAATAATACATTCATCATTGGGTTCGTTTTAGAAGGAGAACTGGTTAATGTATTCGTTTGGTTCAAACCACCAAACCCTTCTATTGGTCTAGATATTTTATTTCGTTTATTATAAATGTAATTCAATACAAGTAGGATACCGATTAACACTATACCCGTAATTAATATGGATACATTTTTTGTTATTAAATATCCTAATATAGATAATACTATAATCAATCTCGTCAATGCGTTAATTTTTTCGTTCATCTTCATAGTTTTGGTAGGCCATAATTCTTGTATTTTATTTGAACGAAACAATACAGTTGGTTGGTTTATCCACAATTCAGTTTGCATATAACAATATATACCATTTTAATTATTTATTTTTTACCTTTACCTTTTTTTTTATTGGAACTACGTTCCGCTTTTGGACCACATGTAAATATTTTGTTCTCTGGTTCTTTAAGTAGTTCCGTGCAAATATCGTCTGATTTTTTTGTGGCTTGAGATAATTCCTCAGCAGACATTTCAGTGGTTTGTACTTTGTGGTTTGTACGTGTTCGCAAATACTCTTTATACTTGGCTTTCTTAATATTACGTTCCATTTGAGTTTTCATCGCAGAATGATTCACCTTATTAGAACCAAATCCCATTTTATTTAACTTATCTTGAATGTCTTTCATACCAGGAATATCTTTCATCTTCTGCATCATACTTAATGCCTCTTCTAGTAATTCACTCTCTTTAATCTCTCCAGATTTAATTTTATCATCCAGTTTTGATCCTACATTTTTAACCATCTCCATCATAGCCGCTGGACTACCTATCATTTTTGACATTACCTCTGTAACACCTTTTGAATCATTTACATCTATGTTTAAACTGGTTACAGTCTCTTCTGCGAGTTCCTTTGCGATTTTTCCTAATTTTCCATTCATCATCTCATTCATGTGGTCAAATACATTTTCTGCCGACACGTCTGGATTAGGCGTATGTTCCATTCCTTCAAACATTTCTTTCATATCATGCATGGTTTCTTCTAATTTTTGTTTGAATTGTTCTACCCCACCGTTATCTGTAAATAAGTTTGCAGTGTCCCCAAACATATTTTTGTCTGTAATGTCAGATATCAATGAAAACAATAAGAGTTGAAGATATCTCCAAATGTTTTTACGTGTTGTCTCTGTTAAATGTTCTTTCCATAATACCCTGTAATTAATACCGGGTAGAAAATTAAGATCATATTCTATATTTTCAAACATGGCATCGTCCATATATATAATATGTATGAATCGTTCGGGTAACACTCCCATACAATAGGTTAAAACACGACTGGTTGCCTCGTCGCTAGAATCATCCTCGGGCGTTTGACAAATTAATTGTAAATCTACATCCAGTGATTGTTTTAATTCTGGAAAAGTAATAAGTAAATCATGTATCATTTCACGAATTATTTTTTTGAATGAAATTAACTTTTCATGAGATACTTTGCTTTTTGTAGTTTGTGTATCCATACTATACTAATGAATTATGTTTTAAATTATATATACCATTTATTATTTACGAAGGTATCCGTAAAAGCATTCTACGATAAACAGATACGGATTCAAATGAACTCGTTCTTGGACATAATGAAACTCTATTTTGGGATAGGGAATGGACGTTGTATAGAAGAGGCCACAAAGGTTTCAGGTAAAATCAAAGGAATCGTCTCAAAATAAGATTTCATCGGTATATGCTTAAGTTCAGGGATAACCTCGGGTTGAGGGTAAACTAAATTTGTAGAGTTTATACCTAATAAACTACTTTCAATATCGACTGGATTGTTTGAAAGAGTATTCCAAGGCATTCTGCTTGGAGTTATACCTAAGGATGGTATAGATACATCATAGGCTTGTCCATAGGTGGAATAGGGATATTGTATCCATTGCCTAGTGTCAGCATACGATTTACATTCAATACGATAATCCTGAATAGTATTTTTATTTCTGGTAGAAGTCATACTTTATTAGAATATTATTTAAAAGATAACAAATATGTAATTTTATTCAATTCGGATAATATTTCATCCCGAATATTAAATAAATCACTATTTTCTTCTGGTTTAAATAGTTCATTTACATGTATTAAATAGGTTTTGAATTGTTCTAACCATTTTATAAATGCATTTGGGTGTTTAAACGTTTTCAAATGTAAGGTATGAATGTCTAATAGACTTGTTTTATGTATAGTATGTTTTCCAAGTAATACTTCTACGAACGAATCTATCTTATCATTCAACGCATCGTACAGTTCATCCGTCACTTTATGAACGGAATAGACCTTTGTATTCCAATGGTATAATTTTACAATCATCAAAGATTGTAAAAGACGATATATAAGTGATTTTACATCTCTTTTGGACGAATATAGTTTGAGTTTACGCGTCGTATTCATATAATAGTATATATATATATATATATATGGAAAAAATTCTAATTACTGGAACTGGGCGTTGTGGAACAACTTTTTTAATTAAATTATTTAGTTTTTTAGATTTTGATACAGGATACAATAGAAAAAATTATGAAAAACATATTTTTAGTAATTGTAATTCTGGTATGGAAACTAAATATAACAGTCCTCATTATATATTAAAAAATCCGTGTTTTATGCTTAATATAGAGAATATTGTAAAAGATACATCCATAAAAATAAAAACTGTTATAATACCAATTCGTGACTTAAAAACATCCGCAATTTCACGAACAAATCATGGGTCACACGATGGGGGATTATGGAATGCTACAGACTATTTATCTCAAATCGAGTTTTATAAGGATATTTTATCTAAGTATATATGTATAAGCACTAAATATGATATAAATACAATATTTATAGATTTTGATAAAATGATAAATGATAAGATATATTTATTTAATAAGTTAAAAAATATTTTAGATGAAAAAAATATTAATTTGGAAACATTTTCGCATATATATGACGAAGTTTCATTAACTTCTAAACCGTAGTTTGAACTGTACATGGTGTAAAAATAAACTTGGTATTTTAATTGAGAATATTGGTTCAAAGAATGTTATACCTTTGTTATTTTCCATAATATTTCACTTTTTTTTCATATAATATATAAATTATTTCTAAAACAACATTATAAATAAAAGTTAATCCATTTACAAAGTATCCTTGTGATTTTATAGAAGATAACTTCATTTTTAGGTATAGTTTCCAGTTATTTTTATATGAGTATGTTTATCATATAAAAATGAATCATAATTTTATATCATTGGTAAGTATAAAATGTTGTTTAAAATGTTGTTTAAACGATGCATTGGGCTCGCGTGTATAGCACGATACAATACACTATATTCTTTACAAAGGATTCAACTGGAAAATCCGGATGAAACCGATTTATTAAAAGAATTGTTTGATATATTTGAGGACGATATCATAAATACCGTATGGACGAATAGTGTATATTTTATAGAATGGTCCCATCATATACGATTAATTGGAATAGGCTAGACCACCCATACCAGACATTACACGAAGAACGTTGTAATTTACAGCATATACACGTACCTTGGCAGTGCTGGTACCTTCTACAGTAGCATTCGATAACACAAGTTGAAGGGTGGCATTGTCTATACGCGAAAAGTTACAGCTTCCAGATGGTTGGTGTTCTTCTGGACGCAATGCGAACGAATATACGTTGATACCGGTATCTGGACTACGGGTATGGTGTTGGAACGGTTGTACAAGGTCAAAATAAGTACCTTCACGTTCCGAAAATCGGTCTTGTCCGTTCAATTGAAGTTTGGCAGTGACTACTGGATTTTCACCCCAGCAATGCATTGTAAGAGCAGTCTCACTGAGTACAAACGAACCCGCGTCGGAAACCGAAGAGGTTACACCACCTCCTACATCACCAAATCCATACTGACCGCCTGCACTATTATACAAGTCCGATCCCGAGAGTGCCATATTTGTACTCCAATAATCACCACCAGCGGCAGCGTCTGCTGCACCCGCGTCGTGAAACAATCCAGATGCGGTAATAAAGTCTCCTGCGTTGTCACCTATGGATTCTGGACCAGCAAAGGCATGAATGGCGTTTGGAAGAGCATCCACGGCATCCGTATAATTGAAGGGTTGAGCTCCAAGAGTTTTGTACAACACGGAATTACAGTCAAGGGAAGCACAGTAATCTACATTTGCATCTGGTTGAACCACCCAAATGAGTTCCTTACACGGGTGGTTAAAGTTAAGCTTAATTTTATTAGAAGACGAGCCAACCGATTCGTCGCCTGTAAATTGTAGTTGCTCAATGAGGTACTCGTGAGGATTTTGTGCCATGCGTCTACGTTCATCCGTGTCTAAAAACACATAATCTACGTATAGCGAGGCTGCTACGAGGGATTGAGCGTAGGCAAGACTAGATTTTACATTGGTGGACGAACCGGATTCACATGCGAGAGTAGATACCGCCCATAGACATTCATCAATGGGACGAATATCAAGGTTAATACGAACTTCATGGTATTGAAGAGCAATGAGTGGAAGCGCTAGACCAGGATTACGGCAGTACCAAAATTGGAATGGAACGTATAAAGTGGTCTCAGGCAATGCGTTTCTAGGAGTACATACTTGACGGGGGGCATCGGAATCACACGGACCATCCACGTTTGCAAAACTGGGGTCAGTAATATAGGTTAGTGCCGTGGTGTTACCAATCATCTTATAGTAACCATCTTGTTGCTCCTTGGATAGTGTTAATTGATTCCAAATATGCATCCAGTCACCATATTGACGGTCAATTCGCTGACCACCAATTTCAACTTCCACTTGCGCGATGAGTTGCTCACCTGGGAAATCTAACCATCTCGCAAAAGGCGCTAGAGTAGAATTGATTTCAGGTAAAGTTACTTGAAGGTAAGTTCTATAAGCAAGGTCACCGTTTCTCGCAAGGGTGCATGTTACACGTCTTCCGAAATCCGCTTGACCGTTGAAGGTTTGTTCTATAGATTCCATCGCAAAATTAGTATGACGACGATAAGTTACTTTCCAAAATGTAATTTGTGGATTGCCAGTAAGATAAACATCTTGGGCGCCATAGGCTACTAATTGCATCAATCCTCCACCCATTCTATATTATTACAAAAGAAAAAAAAATATAGAATTATACCTTATTCTTCAAATAGACGTATGATGAGTTATAAATGTCTTAATATAGTCTTCTTCAAATATTTGTTTGTCATTCTCATGCTTTTTCGTAAAAACATATTTACGTGCAATTTTTGTTACGGACCAACCGTCTTGTAATGCGCTATATATAAACTTCATCTTTTGTAAGGTGTTAAAGTCAATGTCTTGTGTAATATGTCTTATTAATTGTATTGTATTATCCTCCATTGTAATATATATGAAACAATAATTTATAATAATTAACGTTTAATCTAATATTGTATTAAAAACTATACCAATATTAGATTAATGTCTTTTAAAATCAAACCAACTAAAACGTTACAAGTCCCAGTTAAATATAATACAACCTTAGATATTAAACATAAGTCCATTTTAGAGAAAATCAAATACGAGGAAGATATTGTTTTGCCTAAGTTACATACTGAAAAATATAAGTTAAAAACAGAATTAAAACATACAGACAATATTGAACTACAAACTGAACTACAAGACAAAATACATTCTATTTCCTCTAAAATAAAAAAATTGCGTCACTATAAATCAAAATACTACCTTGATAATTCAAAATATATATTTGATTATTATGAAAATAAAAAGATTGATTCTGAAGGTAATTGTAATGTTTCGTCTAAAACGTTGAATACATTCTTTAATATAAAGGACTCCCCCTCCATAGTACAAAACGATATATTACCCAATGCACAAAAATATCTTGCAAATGTGGATGATGCATTCCTAGACATTAACAAGTTTATAAATCAAACGGACATTTGTAATCATTGTAATAAAGGCGAACTTATATTCATTGAACACGAAGGACTATGTGTATGTAACATGTGTTTTGTTAGCGTACAATATCTAATTGATAATGAACGATGTAGTTACAAGGAACCACATAAAGAAATATGTTTTTATGCCTATAAGCGTATAAATCATTTTAGAGAAATTCTTGCACAGTTTCAAGCAAAGGAGACTACCCAAATACCATCTAAAGTGATAGAAGACATTGAACAACAAATGAAAAAAGAGCGTATTATTCTTATACAATTGACCAATCATCGTGCTAAAACCATATTAAAAAAATTAGGATATAATAAATATTACGAACATATCCCTTATATAAAAGATAAATTGGGAATTAAACCTCCTATAATGAAACCTGAATTGGAACAACGATTGTGTAGTTTATTTATGGAAATACAAACACCCTATGCTAGATTTTGTCCAGATGTACGAGTAAATTTCTTAAATTATTACTATACCATATATAAACTGTGCGAATTACTAGATGAAACCGATTTTTTACCCTTTTTTCCAATGCTAAAAGATAGATATAAACGGATTGAGCAAGATGAAATATGGAAAAAAATATGCAATGAATTAGATTGGGAATTTATACCGACTATATAATTATCGTGGGAAACCTACTAGATTTGCGCCTATACCAAAGCCTGCACCACTTCTCGCATTTACACCCATACTAGGAATATAAGTATCCAAAATACTGAATGTAGCCGCTGCAGTCAATGCAATGAGTGCGATTTCATCTAAATTAATACTTTTTTTAGGTATCGCAAATGCGGCAATGGCTACCATTAGACCTTCCACTATATATTTAATTGCACGCTTAAGTAATTCATTAAAATCTACGCCCGAAATATTCATTATAGAGTAGTAAAAGAAAAAAAATTTGTATGAAATTAATACTTAAAGATTTCTTAATATCCAATATATATGTCTTCTAAACGTCAGAATGCGCGTCTCATAAACGGTTCTCCTAATCCAGAGTATATTGATTTATTAGAAGAAGACCGTGCCTTGGCAGGACAAAAATTCGCCTGTGTCTCTTTTATATCCCCTGAAAATATAATAGAAGATAAACGTCAATTTTTTTTCAACGAGTTTATTAAACAATGGGAATTATCCAAATCTATGGATAAGTTTACACAATTTATTAAATTTTTATCGTATAAGTATAAATGTTCATTTGAAGATATGATGAAAGATTTAGAAGAATTTGTTTCAACTGAAAAAGATTCATTATTTGCAACTACATTATCGGATGAATATAAAACGTTCATGGATAAACATGAAGATAGATTACAAAGTCTATACGACGAATCCGTTGATTTTCAAACCAATACCCGCGGAATCAAAATACGTGGGTCTTTTTCTACACAAGGTGAAGCAGAACTACACGCTAAAAGTTTACGCGAAAGTGACCCGTCTCACGATGTATTTGTTGGACCGGTTGGATTGTGGATGCCATTTGACCCCGAGTCCTACAAAACAGGTAAGGTAGAATATTTGGAAGAGGAACTAAACCAACTCATGCAAGAAAAACATAAAAATGAATTTAAAGCTAAACAACATTTTGAAAATCGTGTGCGTACTACAAAACAAAAAGCATTTGAAGACAACTTGAAAAAGGCAAGTGAAAGTGGTAATAAATTAACACAAACGATGAACGACCAAGGAAATCTCGTGTCGTCTCGTGATGACCCTACCCATGAGATGTTTGAACATGAAAATATCTCAACTAAACATGACTCTTAACTCCATTTGTTTTTTTTAACGTTGATATGAGGACCTTTTTTACGAGCAGTTGCAGGGTCATAGGCTACTATATTTTCATCATCACTCTCTATACCTTTGGATAATTCCCAAAATTCATTTGAACCCAGTTTAAATGGTCCATGAGGTTCAGCTCTATACCAAAATATTTGGTCTTGTAAACGATTGCTCTTGGAATTATTGTTTATGACTAAACATTCATAATTTTCAGTACATTGGTCCATAATTTGTGAAAAACTTTCAAACGTTGGAAACATTCCCGCATAATTTTCATGAATGATTCTACGGTTTTTTATATAAGGCTCACGTAATATGAAGACAAAATCTATATTGGTTCTAAGATTGGGAGGTATGCCTAATGGGTATTGCATTGTGATGATAAGCATTATTTTCCAGTGACGCCCATTCATAAATAATAATCTCATCATTTTATCACGTGTCCATGATGCATCGTATAAACAGTCGTCTAATATAACAAACGCACGCGAATCAATCGTACTTCGCTTGTATTGTTCAAGTTCTTTTCTTACCTGTTTAAGAACTTGTCGTTGCCGTTTTAATATATTTTCAATGATGGATATGTTATATTCATCATGAATAAACAATTTAGGAATATGTTGGCAATAAAATCCATTTCCAGCTTCTGTTCCTGATATGACCGTTCCTATGGGTATATCTTGATGATGGTATAATAAGTCCCTTACCAGATAACTTTTACCAGTATCTCTACGTCCAATCAATACTACCACTGGTCCTTTATTTTCATCTGGTTTAAAACTAATGCTATTCATATTGAATTTACCAAGTTCTAGTTCACGTGACATTGTGAATAATTGAGAAATTAAAGAATTATATACACCGCAAGAATGGATAATTAGTTTATATATGTAATTAATTATATAATCACTGTTTAATGGAATTTACATATATAAAACCAAATCATACTGTTTTATTTCAAAGTGTTCTAGACGTCATGGGTGTTAAATCTCCGCAAAATTATATACCTATATACAATCGGTTTTTTTCATTGACTCCTAATAATTACAATACAATTACGTTTAACCATACACGTTCCTTGTACGAAGTAAAGAATAAAGTTACTACCAATATATTTAACTGTACGATACAAACCGGTAAGGTACAAGAAGAACAGGACGTATATTTTAAATATAGTCCATTGTTAGACCCTTTAAAATATATAGTTGGACGATATAAGGAATATGATATAGGTTGTTTACCTCAATATACGTCGTTACAAGAACATGCAAAATGTCGTGATTCCAATAATTCTGCTTATATTGACGGTATGTTCAATTATTTATCCAATCAACTTTTACATCATTATGGTTTTTTTCATGGATTAGAATTTTACGGTTCTTTTATTGCCATGAAGAACACCTTTGAATGTGATATTTCAGATGATATAGAATATATAGCACAATCGGATTTTTTTAATCAACACAATGATACGTTATTTCATATCAATATTCCTATAACGAAACAATCTCCTAAACGAAGCCGAGGTAATAAACCTATTCTGGATATTGGTGAAGTCATAGACATTCCTTATGATACGATGGACCCCTTAAAGATATCCGTTCCGATTGAAACTGAATTAGAATTATTGTATTTAAATGATACACTTTCTACCGAAGAAACCTCACTCAACAGTGAATGCTCTTCCGTCTCTTCTAAAACAGAAGAGTCTACCTCAGACTCCTCTTCCACGAGTGGTTATTCCACGAGTGGTTATTCCACCATCGTGGAAGAAGATGTCCTTGCAACTCTACCGAATTTCCCTGTACATGTGATTGCGATGGAAAAGTGTGTAGAAACATTAGACGATTACCTTATCCATCACAAAGAAACCATAGGGGAAGACGAATGGCGTTCTATATTATGTCAAGTGGTCATGTCCTTACTGGTATATCAACGAACCTTTCACCTTACACACAATGACTTACATACCAATAATATTATGTATACCCATACCCATCATACCTATCTTGTATATACATGGAACGGGACCACCTTTAAAGTTCCAACCTTTGGAAAAATATACAAAATCATTGATTTTGGTAGAGCCATTTATCGCTTTCGTGGACGTATCCTTTGTAGTGATAGTTTTCATCCAAAAGGAGATGCCGCTTCACAATATAATTGTGAACCGTATTTAAACAAACATAAACCCATCCTAGAACCAAACTTTAGTTTTGATTTATGTCGTTTAGGGTGTTCTTTGTTTGATGTTATATCCGAAGATATAGATTATACTAGCGTAAAAGATACAGATAATACACACCGTATTATACTAGAATGGTGTCAAGACGATAAAGGACGAAATATTTTAGTGAAACAAAATGGTGAAGAACGATACCCTGACTTTAAACTATATAAAATGATTTCTAGAACCGTTCATAATCGTACGCCTGAAATGGAAATCAAAAAATCTTATTTCTCAACGTTTATAACACAAGAACCGTTGGATACAACCTTACCAACGATACACGTAAATGATTTTTCAAGTTATATAAATTAAGAATTACAATAATATATATATATATATATATATATATATGGCAACGCTTGGTCGCAATGACCATAAAATGGATGTAGGAGAGGAAGGTATTGTATGTAGTTGGCCCGGAGGAAGAACTTATACCATACCATGGAATCAATGTTTAATGAGTACTGGGAAACAACCTATGAATTTAAATGACTTAACACAAGACCAGAGATACCATATTGCCTCAGATATGATAAAGGATGGGTCAAATTCAAAATTATTTAGATACTTATTTAAAAGAGCATGGCCGAGTCCGAATCCAGCTGATTATACGGGATCTCTCAATAAAGATTTTTTAGATATGTCTAAGAATAATTCCTTAGAGGTACACGCCGACAATCTAACGACTATAGAATGGAATGCTTCAAGACCAGCTAGGACCGTTCCAATCCATATTGTTGGGGTAACCCGTGATTGTGGAATTTCATCTAGCACGATTGCTCCATGGGCAGATTCAATCACAAGTTTTGCTACTGCCTTTGATACTGCAACCAAATCTGCGGGTAAAGTATGGCCACCACAAGGTGAAACCATTATATTGACTGAAGGGTTGTTTAAGGCGTTTGGTTATCCCGCTGGTATGTATCTCAAAGCAACCACGCTCTCTAACGTGGTATGGACATTTGAACTCATAATGTTTGGGAGAACCTTTAAAGGTAGAACCGACAACGAAAATATAGATTTTGTTGAATTAAAAAATTTTACACAGGGCAACGACAAAAACAAACAATGGTTCAAGCAGAATCCATTTAAGGTAACAGGGGGTCGTATTGACCGCCAGCCTGGGGACTTTGTATCGTTGGGGAAGGCAAGTAAAATCTTTAATGATTATACACCGTATGAAACAACCGCATTATTAATAATTATATTAAAATCGCTTGGGGACAGGTTACAATGTTTATTTCATTTATTAAATTGGGTAGAACATAAACAAGGACCCCAAACAACCGTATTAATGAATACATGCGATGGTCCTGTATTTACGGTATCGTTACAATTTGGTCCGAATACAGCATTATTATATGATAAATATACGAATAAAGGTGATAAAAATAGATATCATAGATGTTTACTATTAGACCGTGTCGTTAACCCATGTGATACTTGTAGGAAAAAAAATATAATTAAAATCTCGGATTGTATTGATTCAAACAGTTCATTAATAAGATTATATACTACCATATATCATGATATTAAAAACTATTACGGGACTGTATCAAGTGAAAACTATATATTTAGACTTGAAACTAATGACACGTTACCACAGGTAACCGAACGTTTTTTTTTGGTTATTTTAAGACAATTAACGGTTTGTAATTATAAATTAATTCGGTTTAGGTCATTTTTAAAAAGTGTAAAAGTGATTGCACCGACGATTTTTGCCGATAATCAAAAAAATATCTTGACCCCTGTCGAACGTACGAAAATACATACAACCTATAATGAAATGTTAAATACTTCAACGAACGAATTTATAAAGGATTACGGTTATATTTCTTTTTTTACAGATACAAATATTGTTCAAGGTGAATTAAAAAAACTTAGAATTTCAAATAATAATAAATTAACAATGGGTGGCACCAGGAATACCCTAATGATTGAATTGAACAATGAATTAAGTATCGCATCAAGTAAGGGTGTGGTACAGAGAAATGATTATATAACAAAAACCATTTCAAAAATGATGATGGAATACTTGATAATTATACCTTTTGATATCAGTAAAAAAGATGTAGTACGGCATTTGTCTACTCAACTACAGGGGAGAGGCCAACGTGCTAGACGCACGGCAGGAGAGTTGACGCAACAGGCCACATCACTATCTCAATATAAAGGTGGAACTGGACGTTTATATTCTTCAATTTATCAAACTGGAGGCACAAAATTTTTAGATACATATATTAATAATTTTAATTTTATGGATTTTACGGATGTTACTACTTCATTACGAAATATAATACCATTAAAAGATATATTATTAGAAACAATCCAAAACAAATACAATATACATGATGACATTATAAACAAGATAAACGCGGTTGAGACGGGGGAATCTAATGTGACGAGTGATAATTATACGAGTCGTATGCAACAATTTATGAATATATATATGGAACAGGTTGATGATATGCAAAAAAAGATGAAAAAAGAAGCATCGGTAGCGGAAGCATCGGTAGCGGAAGCATCGGTAGCGGAATCGGTAGCGGAAGCGGAAGCGGATGCGGAAGCATCGGTAGCGGCAGCGGTAGCGGTAGCGGTAGCGGAAGCGGCAGCGGAAGCATCGGTAGCGGCAGAGGCAGCGGCATCGGTAGCGGATGCGGAAGCATCGGTAGCGGCAGAGGCAGCGGAAGCGGAAGCAACGGTAGCGGCACCGGATGCGGCAGCGGCAGAGGCAGAGGCTGCGGAAGCAACGGTAGCGGCACCGGATGCGGCAGCGGCAGAGGCAGAGGCAGAGGCAGCTGCAGAGGCAATGGCGAATGAGGCATTTTTGGAGGCAGAATCATCGGAAGCAGCAGATGCACTAGCTGCAGATGCACTAGCAGCCTCGGAAGCGTATAATGTTATAAATAATTTATTGCCTCATGACATTAAACCAGATGATATTGTTCGTATAACATCAGTATATAATGATATTTATACAAAATTATATAGTCGGTTAAATATATGTATCCGTTTTAATTTGAAAAAAATATTAATAACTAATTTATATAATTATATAGTATGGTATAGACGGATAGATCCATCTAGTATATCCAATATATCCCATCCAATCTTTGATTTAATAACAGACTTAACGAGTATAACAGAGAAATTATCCTCTATCGGAATAGTACCGCCTATATATAACGAAATTTCCCTTATATCAGAAATTGGGGAGGTGAGTGCGTATCAAAACAACCTCATTAATACATGTCAATACAGTTCATCGTACGGGTTTATTAAAGAAGAGAACAATTTTCGTAAGTATATGAAGACACACGTAATACCTATTGTAGATACAAGTATAATTTTAATTCCCCTAAATTCACAAGATATGGTTGATGGAGTAGTTCAACAGATAATAACCAAAATGGAATTGGAAAAAAATGGTGAACCTACCGGAGGAGCAGAAGAAGCAGAAGATAGTTCTGGCGACGAAAAATTATCGTCGGATATTTATACGCGAAACGCTGAAGATGGAACTTCTCAAGAAATTACACATAAAGATATTGAGAATAAGGTATACGATGTAATTAAGAGTAAAGAAGGAGAGGTATCCGATACGGAGATGGATCAGATAGTAACTAATATCAAAAATGATTTAGATATGACTTATTCCGTCAGAAGGGCTTTGAGTTTTCCAGATTTATCTACTGGTGGTCGTTCTGATATTCATAATAAGTATACGAAACGCGGTAAAATGTATAAACGAAAAAAGTATACGAAACGCGGTAAAATGTATAAACGTAAGTATACGAAACGCGGTAAAATGCATAAACGTAAGTATACGAAACGTTAAAATCATTTCGTGATAGTTCGTCGTTTTCGTGTAAGTTTTTTGGGTGTAATGGATGAGATGGTAAATGTGGTCCATGGATAAGAAAGTCTATCGTGTAAATAAGGACGCAAGTAATTCCAAACACGTTGTTTGTCGCAAAAAGCATCTTTCATAAAAGGTTTTCCACAGGAGGACCCCCATCTAAGTGAAAACGACATATTTTTTGCCATTTGAGTATCAATGACATTACCGTCCAATGCTCCGTGGGGTTCAAAGGGTTTCGGTCGTGATGGGTCTGACATGTATTCACGTGGGTCCAACTCATAATGAGAACATACCGTACGTGAACACGGATTTTCTTTATTAAGATATACATCATAATGATCGCTAATAATTTGTTGAGCAACGTCAATGTTTATAGTACCTTTATGTATATCCATCAAATCCGCTAAACGCACTTTTCTTGCGCCTTGATGACGCCGTATATCATCTATACCTGTATTTGTACATTCAAGATTACGAATTCTAGGGTCTTCTGGTGCGTTATATCCAATGAATACTCCATTTTGAGTGCGGGTAGTATTGTGAAATCGTAACCCTAATTCAATGCGCATAATTTCATTTACATTCGTATCCCCGAACATCCACGTGTTCGCATAATCACCGGAATTACCGTCTAACAACATGCGTTCATAATCATCTAAATTTTTTCCATATTGCATTGCATTACGAATACGACAAGAAATTGGTATATTGGCTTGATAATTTTTAAATCCACCAATCGTGGATTCGGTCCCAAGTATACCGGCAGAGGTTACAAAAAAATCAGTACCAGACCATATCCATCCAGGGTAACCCGACCATAGTATACGATTACCTTGTTCCGGATGAATATCTACAACATAATTTCCTAATTGTCCAGTTAAAAAATCTGAAAACGTATTATGTGCACATACTATTTTTCCATCGGCGGTCCAATCTCCTACTGCCATGAAGGCCGAACATCTATCCTTGTTACCGCTTGCATGAACCGATTGATTTGCATAATTCTCTCCATATACATTTGTTTTTTCTTCCTTTGACATATTATTCCACCAAGAATCTACTAATGTAAAATAATTGTTCCATGCAACCACTTCATCTATGGTTAAATTTGCGCCTTCTGCAAATCCAAGCATTTCCTCGTAAAATTCTGGAAACTGGGATGCAATCACGGGTGTAATATCTCTTTGTGCGACTTGAATAAAATACTCCCATTTTACTCCAAAATCGTTATAAATGGTAAAATCCAATATACGTCTTACTTCTATCATTTCTTTTGCAATTAATGTACCGTAGGCAAATCCTCTTTCTTTAGGTGCTCCACGTATGGATATATAAATCCAACCGTTTTTATCTTCACGCGATCCATGTTTGATAACCATTAATGTATAACGATATAATAGTTATCAAACATTTACAAATAAATTTCTTATATTAAAAGTCAGGTTTTCCTGTAAATACAGCAGGAATTTTTGAGGAAACGTCTGTATTGACTTGAGTAAGTATAAACATTCCAAGGATAGAACTGATAAATACAAGGATTGTATCCCGAATCATCTGTTTTAATAGGATGTCTTCCTTTAATATAAATTTAATTTCAATAATACGTATAATAAAAAATACTATACTAATTGCGGTTGAGGTCATCCATTGTCCTTGTTCCATTTAAACTGATGATATATATTCTTTATCCTACAAAAACGCATTATAATGTCTCAATATCTATAACGGGCAATGGTTTAACATTTATACGACCATTAAGGTCTTTGATGCCTATATTATCTAAACTTATTTCATCCCCGATGACTAATTTAGCATCTTGTTCTTCTTCTTGTTTTCGTTTTTCATGCGTTTCTTGTGAGATTCGTTCTAAACGTTCAATTGTTTTTGGTGCTTCAATCGTTCCTTGTTTTCCACTTGTATCCATGGTAAAATCTATATCCGAAAACGTTAATTTATCCGGCAAAATTATGGGATTGGATACTATATTAGATACCAAAGGTTCAAGAACGGTTTCCACTTTGGGAACGGTTTCTACTTTGGGAACGGTTTCTACTTTGGGCGTTTCAAGGGTTTCCACCTTGGGCGTTTCAAGGGTTTCCACCTTGGGCGTTTCAATGATGTCGTCGGTTATGATAACCTCTTCTTCTTGCGTTTCACTGAGGTATTCTTTCAATATATCCTCTACGGGAATACTATCTCGAATTGCATTTAAAGTAGATTCCTTAATGATTAATTCTAATTCACGATTATGTCGTTGTATGTCAAGTGGTGGAATGTTCACTTCAAATAGATATACATTCGTATAAATTTTACGTGCAACCAATATATATAATTTATGTATGAAATTATTTATGGAAGGAATATTTATATTTATTTTTTTTTGATGTTGTCCTACACGAACGACCGTCAATGCCTTCATATGAATGATATGAACACACGTAATCATATCTTCTAAATACGGACAATTTGTAACGTTAAGGATACGCTTACGTTCTGTTTTTATAATTTCCTCATTCCATTTAGGTACTCTACTTAAAAAGGTTTGGAACGTCATAAGGTATTTGGTTTGTTCTTCATTCGCTATACATAAATTCCAAGACTCTTCAAATATAGATTTTATCCCAGATATCACGGCGGGTGTTAATAGATTCACGAGTCTTGCACACCATTCGTTTTTAGATTCAATCAACGAATTTATCGAATAATCATCCATATCTATATATAAGAATTGATTTTTAATATTTCATCGCAATTGCATACATATTGATATAACATAAACAACATAAATAATGATTCGTGTTTAAATAAATGTTTGTTGGAATGATATTGAATAAGAATATGGGTTTTACGTTTGGTTGAAATCGTTGTAGATTTAGATATATAGGTGAGTAAATCTTTACCCGAATATCCTTTATCGTATAATTTATTTGTTAATTGAATAAAAGAATTAGGGTCCTTTATATCTAAATGCATAATATGATTACGTATCCATTGTATACGTTTGGATGGGGAGGGTTCCTTTCCAAAACTTGAATTCACTTGATACACATGAAGATTAATACAAGGTAACGGGATATATATTTCACAAAAACGAGATAAGATAGGTTTAAGTAATTTAGTTTTATCGTTCGCAATAATAAAAAACCTAGTGTTGCTACTAAATTGTTCTATACAACGACGTAAGGCAGACTGTGCGTCGTTGGTAAGCGAATCCACATTTGTCAATAATATAGATTTAAATGGATGATGTAAGGAATGTTGTGTTTTTGCAAAAAACTTTAATTCTTCTCGTATAAATTTAATACCTTTACCGTGTTCACAATTGGCATATAATACGTGTAATCGTTCATCTTCATACGTTTTATATAAACGATGTATAAATTGTGTAACCAATATATGTTTTCCTGCGCCAGAGGGTCCGTAAAAAAGAATATTCGGTATATTGTTGTTTTTAATCATATGATTAAGATTTTCAACGATATCATTATGAATAAGGTTTAGCATCATACTCTTAAATATATAATTTTAAATCCTATTATAACTAACTATAAGTTAGGCCCAACTGGTCAAACTGTGTGTATATGGATTACTTTTAAATGCGTTTAAAAGGTCTGGATTCATTCTATCATAATTTGGTTGTATCGTTGTAGGTGGCATTTGTGTACGTCCATAACTGGTTTTACTAGGTATAGCAGACATTGTAGAGGTTCCCGTTGGAATACGAGTTTGATTTTGATCGTTTCTTACGGATGTAAAATTTGTATCTGCATTTAATAAGGACATACCTCCTTGATTTGGATGATTACTAAATGTTTTGTTTGGATTATTTCTCTGATTATACGCGGAGGTTTGTGACATGGATTGATTTGTACCCATTACATTACCAATATAAGACGAAGTGGTCGTATCTCTTTCTTGTGGAACGGGTTGTTGCGTGGATACATTATAAGCGCCTTGTAAGTTACCTTCCAAGTTTAAGTGTAATTTACCAATTTCGGTTTGTTCTTTAATTGTGGTTTTCGGTCTATCCCCTGGATTGCAAATGGGTTGCGTTCCTCCATGGGTTAGTTGAACGTTTCCAGTGGAACGTATGTTCCCAATCACATTTTCTTTACGAGTCGGTTTAAGTATGTCAAGAATAGGACTAGTTAAAGCTTTCAGAATTCCTCCAACTGCCCCTAAATCATTTCCTTGTCGTGTAGTGGAACGATTATTACACAAGGGTTCATAACTTCCATTGCCATAATCATTGGTTGAAGCGGCAGCAGGTCCTAAAGGTGCGGTAATGGCAGGGCCTGCCAATTGTTGCCGATGCGTCTCGTTGCTATGTGAATGTATGTAAGTAGACTTACCTTCTTGGGTTCCAGCACCATAATAATTGGTTTCCGAATAATCGGGACGATTGGTGTGTTGTAACATTTGACTACTTCGTACGGTAGAACCTTTTTCAACACCTGTAGTAGTAAACCATCGGTTTGGACCTAACACTTGGGTTGTATCTGGACGGTTTTTTTCTACACGACCCATTGTATTTGAATTTTGAATGTTTTGATTACTGGCAGACGCTGGACCTTGATGTCCGGATAAATCAAACGATACTTTTGGATTGTTGGTAGCACGGAGCGCATCCACTGTTTTTGGGAGCCAACTCAATCTATCTTCAACGGCGGTATTGTATCCAGACCCACTATTTGTACTTGTATATCCCTGCCCCAGTCCGGGTGCCACTTTTACTTCATCCCACGGTTTAACATTATTTATTCTATTACTAGGAACTTCTCTGGATAACATAAATTCAGTTGTACTTGGCATACCATTGGCCCAAGACATATTGGTTTGGGGTTTAAAGAGAGGAGCCTGTTCCGTCTTATGTTTATGTTGTGACCCCGATCCTTGCATATGATCCATTTGAATTTGTGCAATGTCCGCACTTACGCCAGAACCTTTTATACGAGACCCAAAAAAAGGTACCATATTGTTATGTTTAAAATTATCTTTATTTAACGGTTCTCCTGTTAAACTATAATTCGTCTTGGTGGAACCACCTACAGAATCCTTTGGATTATTTCGTTCAATCTCTTTATATACGGCGGATGGAGTAAAGAACTTGTCTGTGGTTTGATTGGGATGGTAATATTTGTTTGGGTTAGTATCACTGACCCGTTTGTTATCGGTTGGGTAATTGATAGGAGGTTGGGGCGGATTAATAGACGGAAGTGCATTAGAAGCCTCTCCCATATTTTCAAATCCAGCTAGTTCTCGAGGTTCATTGTCGTGATTGGAGATTACATACAGTCCTCCTAATGCAACCATTAACATTGCAATTTCTGCCATATTATATATACTTTATATTAAATATGTCAGATGATTCTATAATTATAGATTACAATTGATTTGTGGAGTGTAATTGTCTCGTTCTATGAGTTGTGTATTTAAATTGTGTTGAAATGGAATTTGTATATTTTCTTGCGGGTCAAGTGGTAAATATTGAAACTGATGTTGTTGTACGTCCCGTATCATCCACGCAGGTTCAGTTGCACGAGGTTGTTCTGTAAAAGAAGTTTGGGATGGATACGACTGCGAACATGTAACTGGAATCACCGATTTGTTTATCGTATAATCTCGGTTTAAGGTGTTTCCAATTCCAAGTAATGCACTTTCAAGATTAATTGTATTTGACCTAAGATTACCCCCCCATTTTTGAAGACGTATATACGGGTCTTCCATGTAACTCGGCGATATGCCATTGCCTGGCACATCTATACTATAGCGTCCAGGACCGGTTGATTCTTGAAGCGCCTTTTGTATTCGGCAAGGGTCATCGTGAAATCGTGTAAATGCCATATAATATATTGATATAATTTAAAGATTACTTTTATAACATAACCATGCAACTCTTTGTAAAAACACTTACGGGTAAAACCGTTACGTTAGAAGTTGACCCGAGCAATACGATTGAAAATGTAAAACAGATGATACAAGATAAAGAAGGCATTCCTCCCGATCAGCAACGTTTGATTTATGCTGGAAAACAACTTGAAGATTCTAGAACCTTGTCGGATTATAACGTTCAAAAAGAATCTACTCTACATCTTGTACTTCGCTTAAGAGGAGGATTTTTCTGAATCAAATTCGGATTGTGATAACAAAGAGTTTTTTCCTAAAAACATTTGCATATAAGCTTTATAACAGTTATAATTTACGTACAATGGGTTCAAAAAACGAGTAAATAATATCACGAAGAAGAAAAGAAATAAAACATATTTGATAGGACCTTTAAACATGAAAGAATACATTACCAATAAAAAGGCTATAAGGACCGTAATTTGTGTAAGCACACAGCACACTTCTATTATATTCTTTAGTTTCATTCCTTTGACATGGTCTGTATGCATAAATTGAAAAAAGACAACCCCTTCATTATTGACTGGTTCAAAATAATATTCATACAACGGCATACCCGTAAACTTGGGAAGGATAAAATCAAGCATGTGTTGTGGCCATATGTATAACATTGGCAAACGTGTATAACATTTATATACATAATAGGGTTCAAATTGTATCGTTTTATTTAAAGTATCATCCCAAAATCCTTTGTCCAAAACATTATATATATTGTAAGATAACGATGGACAATCTGCTCCAATCAAATACATTCCACCTCTGGCGGGACGCAATCCTACTTCGATGATACGGTTCTTGCGATACTGTACGTTCACAAATCCGGTATGTCCATTAATATTATCCCTAACCCATTGTTCTATATTCGGAGGTGTAGGGGTTTGTACACTCACGTATTTATATACATCACTGAACCCATTTTGTTCTTCAGAATATATATAAGTTATCTGCCAAACAATACGTCCATGCAATAACAAAAAATCAGTCATACCTTCCCTTCCATCTATAAATTCAGACCACATCATATCCGGATAATCTATATATTTCAACAACTGAGGTTTATTTGTAATTTTAAAACAATTTTTAGATGCGGCGCTAAGATGTCCCCATCTGGGTTTAATAAAAATAGGATAACGAATATCATTTGTATTCAGTTTTTCTAGTTTTCCACAGTTTAACCCTTGGGTTTGTGCAATCCAAAGTTTATCGTACACACGTCTATTTTCAGGATATTTACGATAGGCGGTATGATCCCCCGTTACGGTCGTACTGGTCAAATGGTGCGTATAGGGGTCAATATATGGATTTCTATACCCCATTCTTTTACACCACGATTCTTCATATTTTAAAATGGATTTAATATTCATATATATAGACACGATAATAATGTATTATCGTCCGGTCCATACTTTTGTAATAGGTAAATAACTGTACTGGTCTTTATGTTGGAACGATATCATCCAAGGACAGTATTTAGATATGTCGCCTAATAAAGCATTTGACTTTGAGTTAAACATGAATTTTTTTATCTGAACTTCTCTTGTATTCGGAGAATCCATATATTGTAATAAACAACCAATGACTCTTTCAAAGGACATACGGTTATACCGATTTAACACAACCTTTAATAACTTGCTAATATCGTATCGTTGATGGATAAACTTTAAATAATCATGGGTTATAATAGACATACCACCAAAACAACCCGTCCATTTATGTTTTTGTTTATAAAATTCGTATAGTTTATTATCTTGAAATAGATGTATCATTCGGGTCTCATCTTCAATTTGGTCAGAATGATGTTTAAAATCCCATAACATTTTATAGTTGGTTACCTTAAAATCTATAGGACGATTTATAAATACGGAATCGTGTAATAGGACCGCCGTATCAAATAACTTATGGTGTAAAAAATAATAATAGGGCAACAATTCTCCTCTTCCTTTATACTCGCTTTGTATAAGCACTGTATTGGTAACTGTTTTATTTGTAACAAATTCATAATTACTATTGTCATCTATTATCATAATACGATGGAGAGGATAATAACGTCGGATACAATCATAACATAGCATCCAATAACGATTGGTTGTTTCACTTATGACATGTCTTAAAATAATAAAGCCTATACTCATATTATAAGGTATTACATTTATGTAAGAAGGAATTGAATTGTAACACCCATTGTTTTAAGATTTCAGGTTCATCGTTGAAATCTACATTGCCGTCAATTATACTTACACGGTCCGGTGAAATACTACGAACCCATGTTTCATGATAAGTGTGACAGGATTTTAGATATTCCAACGGAATAAGTTCTCCTTTACGGTCTCTTTTTTTAATACGTTCATATATAATTTCAGGCGTGGTGTGCATATACATTATGTATTCGTCTGGGAAATCTAATTTAAATGTATCAAACCACTTGGAATAGATTTGATGTTCAATGTGTGTAATCTTATCATCATGATACAACATTTTCTCAAATATATTGCGGTCGGTTTCAAGACTTCGTTCTGAAATAATAATGTCATATCCCGAATTAAATGCCTTTTTAAGAATGGCTAATCTTGAAATATATGCCATCATTTGAAACGTAAATGCATATTTAGATTGATCTGCATAAAACAATTCTAATATAGAGGTTCCATTCGTATCACACATAGACAACCATTCCTCTACGGGTTCTTGTAGAAAACAAATATTGGGTTTGTCTTTATACAAGGTTTTGAGATGAGTTAGAAAGGTGGATTTACCGCCTCCAATGTTACCCTGAATGGTAATAAGGATTGTCATAATGGTTTGTAATAGATTGGGATTGAATTATAAGTTTCAATTTTATAATAATTCATGATTATCACAAAAAGTTGAAACCTTCCACGTTATACAATGCTCTACAACCAATTTAACATGGATTTATCCCAACGTAAATTAACACGCGAAGAATGGAATAGTATTGAAAAACCGGTTGGTTTGGATGAACTTAAAATTATACAATTGATTTCGGATGGATACACGGACCTATCTATCAAACGTAATAATACAAAGTCTATTTTACATTATTTAAAAGTATCCAACAATCAAGAAATTGATTTATTTGTATTTACAAAATATATACAACCCGAACTTATTGCATTGACTAAATATAATTTAAACTATGTTAAAGTGTCTATTCCATCTAGAACGATACGAAAAAGTGATAGGATACGTTTTAATAATACAGACGTACAAATTAAACAAGTCAAATCCATCATTTATGAATATGTATTATTAGACGTTTTGAAATCCATACTAAAACAGAAAAAACGTGGTAATACCGGTTGGAGCGTACATTTCTATACCTTACATTGCATGATGAAATTTAATGTAAACGAGTGTAACCGAACCTTTTATGCCAAGTTAGAAGATATTCTTGCAACGCTTTTAACCGAGGTGGATGTAAAAGACATATTGTATAGAAGCACAGAAATGATTGAACATAATCCGTATCTGCTTAAATACGCAGACGACGAATTGTACGGCCATCAGAAACAATTATTTACACAATTTAAATCCTCCAATTCTCTTCCACAATTGGTTTTATACATTGCTCCTACCGGAACCGGTAAAACATTATCCCCCATCGGACTATCCAGAGGTTATAAAATCATATTTGTATGTGCGGCGAGACACATTGGTCTTGCCCTCGCCAAATCTGCCATTAGTCATGGGGTAAAAGTTGCATTTGCATTTGGTTGTAAGGACCCTGAGGATATACGACTACACTACGCCGCGGCGGTGGATTATACAAAAGACAGGCGAAGTGGTTCCATTCGTAATGTGGACAATACGAATGGAACACGGGTTGAAATTATAATTAGTGATTTGGTGTCCTATCTACCCGCCATGCATTACATGTGTGGTTTTCATGAGAAAGAAAGAATCATTACTTATTGGGACGAACCCACCATTTCACTTGATTATGAATCCCACCCTTGTCACGAACTCATTCAACAAAACTGGAGACAAAATATCATACCAAATATGGTGTTGTCGTCTGCCACGTTACCAGACGAAGACGAATTATCTCCAACCATTGGGGATTTTAAAGCACGGTTCAAGGATGCTGAAATTACCACAATTATAAGTTATGACTGTAAGAAAACTATCCCTCTGATCAATAAAGAAGGGTACGTGGTTACACCCCACCTACTGTATTCCAATTATCAAGATGTATTAAAGTGCGTTACCTATTGTATGCGTCGTAAGACCATGTTACGTTATATTGATTTAAAATCATGTACTGATTTTATTCAACTCATGCATGACACGTTTCCAACGTCAATCTCTCACGAACGGTATCGTTACGAGTATTCTTTTAATAACATTACAGACATTCACATGCTAAATGTGAAAATATACTATCTTACGCTTCTTTCTAAAATCATACCAGAAGCATGGCCAAATATATTTAAACATTTACAAATAAATCGTGTGCCACGGTTTCGTTCCAACGTTATGGTCACGACTACGGATGCCCATACACTGACCGACGGACCAACCATATTTCTTGCAGAAGATGTGCGTAAAATTGGTTTGTTTTGTTTACAACGTGCAAACATACCTTCTACCGTTATGGATACGATTCGTAAAACGATATCTAAAAATGCATCTATCAATGAAAAAATAAAGGTGCTTACAAAAACATTAGATGACCTTCTAATGAAAGACGTATTGTCGGGAAATGACCAAAAATTATCAGACGAAACACGAGGTTCACCCGAAGTCAAACTTTTACGGAAAGAGATCGGTATACACCTTAAATCTATTCAATCCATTCAATTACCTGCCCTCTATATTCCCAATACATTGGAACACTTGAATGTCCATGCACCTATATGCCTACATACCAATAAGGTGTATACATCCGACATTGAATTGTCGGACATTGAACAGATTATGTTGATTGACGAAATTGAAGATATGTGGAAATTACTTTTGATGATGGGGATTGGTGTATTTCTCACACATGAGAGCGAACGATACACTGAAATTATGAAACGTCTTGCCTATAAACAAAAATTATATTTAATCATTGCTTCTACCGATTTTATATACGGTACAAATTACCAGTTTTGTCATGGTTATTTGGCGAGTGATTTAGAAGGGATGAGTCAAGAAAAGACCATACAAGCGTTAGGTCGTATTGGACGTAATAAACTACAATATGATTATACGGTACGTTTCCGTAACGATGCTATCCTATTTAAATTATTTCAAGAAGATGAAGATAAACCAGAAGTTGTAAACATTACGCGTATATTCAATTCCACCTTGTAAGGACATATTATAAACCTCAACGAAGAGGTCATGGAATTGTATGGTTTCCACATGAGAAAGCGATTATATTAAATCCTCGGATTCATAATAGTTTGGAAAATAAAAAAAATGTTTCATATTTTCTTCATCCACTATGCTTAAATTATTTGGCAAATAATTAAATTGGATGTTTATATCTTTTAAAGATGTATTAAAACTAAAATATAAGTATAACCATTCACTCATAAAAGAAGGGATACATACTTTACCTAATTTATAATGAGTTGTATTTAAATTTAATAGTTTTAACATGTGCTTACATAAGTTAAAATGTTTTTTTCCTGGATAAATTGGTCCTAAATGAGTTGTAATAATATGTTCGTTTTTTGTAATTTTTTTTAAATTACTCCAAAAGGTATTGCTATATAATTCATTATTATTATCCTCCTTTAAATAAGGATCCGGCAAATCACATATTATAATATCAAATTTTTCTTTGCAATTACTTAAAAACAGGTTCGCATCTTCATAATATATAAAAACCCGTGGATCATTATAAACCGTTTCATCGCAATATTTTAAATATAATCGTGATAAATGAACCAATTCTTTATCAATATCAATCCATACGATTTTGTTAATAATATGCTTAGAATATTTTAATAATTCACGCGTGGTTGCTCCTTCCCCCCCGCCCAATATTAAAATATTTAAATTATGATTATTATATAAACTATAATAAATACTTAAGGATGGATGAATTAAATATTCATGATATATTTTTTCATCCATACTGCAAGATTGCAATTCACCCTCTGTAAATAATATTCTTCCAAATTCTCTACTATCTGCTATTATTAAATGATTCGTAAAATTCGTGGTTCCTTTCCACAATATGGATTGAATCGGATACATACTTTTAACACTACTAGACTTAGCATTCTCCAAAACATAGTTTTCATTTTCAATCATTTATTCTTTAATATAAATAGTTGAACGTATTTAAGTATCTTTGACACTTAAATAAAAATCATCTTGTATGTGTAGAATCGTTGCATACCGTATGAAAATTTGTATCAGACCGTTTTCTCTCAACCGGTTGGATTTGAACACTCCGCTCCCATTCATATCATTGAAAGAGGATATAAAACGAACGCCTCAAAGTGTATATATGTATTCACCCTGTTCCGATATAGATACATTCTGGCAGTGGAAATCTAACACGGGAAAAGAAAAGATGACACAACTTCAGAGATATGAAAAGAAGAATTCTCCGGATAGCATCATGAAGTTTATTGCGATTGGTGGCGGTCCAAAGATGGGTACAACCCTTGAAGAATACGCAAGATTTCGGTTTGATACTCTACAAAAAAGAAGCAAAGGAAAATGTGAAACGGGATACGACCATCTCATTCCATTAGACACAAACAATGTGTTTGTGGAGCAAAAATCATCAGGACATTGGGGTGAAGACGACTATAAATGGCAACATGTGGAGTATAAGCATAAATGGACTATGCTTTTATTGTGTGGAATTGACTATATGGATGTTAAATTTTGGGGTATGGATAGAAAAACATTTAGTCGCCTGATTTCTGAGAAAAAAATCACAAATCAGGGGAATAAGGCAGGAGAGAGTTCAGAAGGAATGTGGTTTAATTATTTAGACGTTAAGGATGCGTTGGTTGAGATTCACACGGATGCTCAACTTCTTCAGTTTGCGTCTTCCCTTCCAGTCTCTGATGTATCAGTGTAATATAGTCTGGGTTTAATTCAATACCAACAAAGGGCATATTTAGATGTTTTGCAGATACGCATTCACTTCCAGAACCCGCAAATGGTACTAGAACATACCCCTCTTGCACGGGTTGCATACAAGAACGAATTAGTTTATCGCATAAAGCTAATGGTTTTTGGGTTGGATGATTTACCCGTTCCTTCATTCCAGCACCACCCGCAAGAGCTGGAATTTTTATTACATCCCTTGGTAATGCCCCATTCGTATGAGCAGTATAGGTCGTTGTTTTTTCTCCATTTGAAAATCTTCCTTTTGTAGCTTTACGTTGTTTTCCAGCAGCACCATTTAAAAATCCAGCTGTATATGGTTCACGTACATCGTTTCTATGAAATACTTTATCGGTTTTCCATAATACAATTATACTTTCATGCGAACGTTGCCAAAAGTTAAGCGATGGTACATTTTTGTTTGTATAATGCCATAGTATCCATCTTCTATTTATTTCATAAGGCACTCTTGACAGAATAAGAGCAAGTATTTCACTGAACCCATAAATAAACATGGTTCCGTTTGGTTTTAAAATACGAATACACTCTTTTATCCAGGCATCACACCAAGTAAGATATGTATCCATAGGTTGCTTATCACTATCATTCCCAAAATCTTTACCAATATTATAAGGAGGGTCTGCAATAATAATTTGGGCAGAGTCCGAGAGAAGGGTTGGTAAAATATCCAAGGCGTCTCCTTGAATAATATCTTGACGTATTACATCCGTCTTGCACTCTTTAATCTCAACCTTTAATACTTTAAGTAATTCGTCCTTGTTCAAATTACTATAACCTTTTATTTTTTGCTCTTTACAAATTGCTTTTAACTCTTTGGATGTTTTTTTGGTGTAATCCATTCTATACTGGATTCATTTGTAATGATTTAAGTTCAATTTTACATTGTATTCTGAAAATGAGGATATAGTCTTCAAGATAGACAACGTTTTCCCTTGAATTTTAATATATCTATTTCTTGGGTAGTGGTTGGAAATAAATGATTTCCATAAATATCTTGTAACAATATCCATTCAAATAAACCGCCTGGATATATGTAGATTTGAGTAAATCCAAGTTTTAACATCTGATTATATTTGGTGACGATACCTTCGTCACACGAATTCATCCCATATATCACCATTTTTTTATTCAATTGTCCTTGTTCTAACATATCGTTGATTTGTTTGGTTTCATGGTCACACGGTAACGTATTTATAATTAAACAATCTTGTTTATCCGATAAAAGTGTATTGATGACAAGTGTATTGGAATCATATATCAAGGTTTGCATATCTTCAAAATTTATTTTTTTGATAGAATGACGATTACCCATCCTTATATGAATCGTATACATTTAATTTAATTATATAATACATAATGGATATTGAAGAAATTATTATAAACTTGAAAATTTTAGAAAAACTTGAAATCAATCAAAAAATAATAACCCGAGATACGTATCTTAATATTGAACCCATGACTTTAATACCCGAATGGTTTAGACGATGGAATAGACAAGATAGTCGTAACGAATCGTTGAAAAAAATCAATACAATTGTAAATCAAAGTTTACTTCTTTTAGAAAAAAATAAAGAATTATGTGATACCTATGAATTACGAAAATATTTATTATCCTCTGTAAAAGGATTGCATAACTTAAAAGATACCTATTCCACCTGTAATCAAACCGTCTCGCGAATAGAATTGATTATAGAAAAAATAAAAATATAACTATACAAATTCTACTATAATTTCTACTTCTTCGTGTAAAATATTTTTAGAGGCAGAGATAGATAATTCTTCACGTCGTTTCCTAGATAGACTGGTATCCTTGGAACGTTTAGAAGAACTATTTCTAGCATTCATGTCGGTTTCAATGTCTTTATAATTCTCTTCAATATAATGTATAACGCCATTTTCAAGTGCCCATTTAAAAAAATTCAATTGTCCAATCGTGGTTTGAATATACTGGTCTTTATAGGGTATATTGATTCGGTCCCATCTACAAAAAGGGTCAAATCTCTTTTTAGAATACGACCTCAAGTTTAATTTATAGTCCACATACACTTTAAATCGGTCACATGTAGGGGTCTTATACGTTATATAATACTGTTTTGCATAATTCGTTGCAAACCAATCTACAATCCTTAGAGAGATTGGAGATTTCCCATTGATGATACTCAACATAGTGTTAAAGTTATATTCTTGTTTATAAAATTTCATTAAATTATGAAGTAACACACTATTTTGGGTTTGTCTTACGGCAGTCATTATACTACAAACATTTTATGGTTTAAATACTTTTTGTTCTTTACATTCAACATGGGAAGATTTGGGCCTTAAAAACTGTTCTTGTGTATTCAAATCATCCATATAATTATGACCAATCATAAATGGATTTTGTAACGAATTTTGTAACAAGTGACGATTACTTAATTTACCATTCATGTTATCTTTTCGGGTTGGTTCTTGAAGCAACGGGTCTGAAAAATCACTTGTAGGTTGTATGGGTTTACACGTTTGTACGCTACGGATGGCAGGATCACCGCACGTCCATACGGTGTATTTCATACATATACCTAATATATTTCTACAACGGGTTCACTTTAATTATAGACATTCTTTTTGTGAACAAAAATTTATCATTGTCTATTCTGCCACGCGTTAAATTACATTTAAGACAACATATCACCGTATTGTCATTACTATGATTTTTAGTATTGTCTAGTCTATCCAGAGTCCATTGCATTGGGTCGCGGACATTTCTATATAGAATTTTTATAGGTTTCATACAATAATGACACGTAACTTGATGGTTTAATTTATCATATGCTTCATGTAAGGTTATCATTGTATTTTTATCGTATATACATTTTTTAATATCTTGATGTTTATATCCATTAATCTTGTTTTCTATAGATTGTAATCCTTTAGGGTACAACGGATTACCTACCTTTAATAATAATATAGTCTCTTCGTGTGAAAGTTCTACCTCAATTGCATTTAATAAGATTCGTTTATGTTTATCGGGTTCAAATCCATCTACATTATGTTTTCCGTGTATCCATACACGCTTTCTTTCATGCATCCTATTATGTATAGTTTACACAATTAAACTAGTATATCGCGCTTAACCTAGGTGTCCTAAACGCACAAGTGGTTATTAGCCTATTAGATAAACGAGTTAAACATTACGATATATACTATATAGTAATGTCTAAATCAAGTGAAGAATGCAATGATCTAAAAAATATTCAATATAAAACGATGATTATGAATGGTAAGAGTACATATTCTACAACGAGTACATATGATACACAAGATATAGAAAAAAAATTAGAACAAGATATGTATTCTATAAAAAATCTTACATGGGCAAGATTAGACTCTAGTGATAAATTAAAAAAATTATACGACTATGCAGATAGTCATTGCGCAGAATTATCGGATGGGTTATGTGATAACGTAACCTTCAAACAATTTTTATCTTTATCCTTGGATAGAAATCGTTTACAAAAAGTGAAGGAAATCAATTATGACAAAGAGACTGAAACCGTAATTGATATACCATGTTTGATATTCAATAAACAAACACGACATTTTTCATTAAAAAAAATGGACAAGCGTGTATCTACATCAGCCTCTTTAAATCGTGGTAGATTAAGTAGAAAAAAGATTATTACATAAATTGAACCTAAATAAATTCATATTAGTTGAGGTAAGATGCAAGACATTCCTGAAAATGAGTTGGTTGAAGCCTACGAGATGGTAGAAGATATTCTTACTTCACTTTTAGGTTATCATCCATTGAGTTATATGATGCCTACCTTTGACGATGACCTATACCATACTACGTGTATATTATCTCAATCCTATCTACAATGTGTCTATCCAGACATACCCGAGGATATCGTTCATGAAATAGTAAAAAAGGCATATGCGAACTATTTCATGAAACATCCAAAACGGTCTTCTCCTACAAAAGAAGGCATTGTTCTTCCAGACGTTACTGCGTTGCGCGTACACATTACCTATTTATCTAATATACCTCAACCAGAACAAAGGACAGACGAATGGTATTTATTTCGGCATAAATATCTTACAGCAAGTAGTATTTGGAAAGCGTTTGGAAGTGATAGTGCTCGTAATCAATTAATCTATAGTAAATGTGCACCTATGGATGTAAAACGTTATTCCAATGTCAATATAGATTCACCTATGCATTGGGGTCATAAATATGAATATGTTACGTTACAATGGTATCAGCATACGTATAATACGGTTGTAAGCGATTTTGGATGTATACCTCATTCTACTCACTCCTATATTGCAGCTTCGCCCGACGGAATCAATACAGATGAAACGTCAAATAGATATGGACGAATGATTGAAGTAAAAAATATTGTAAATAGAGAGATTACCGGTATTCCAAAACAAGACTATTGGATACAAATGCAAATACAAATGGAAGTGTGTGGTTTAGACGAATGTGATTTTGTGGAAACCCGATTTAAAGAATATGAAGATATAGAGGAGTTTGAACGAGATGGTACATACACGCTAACGGCAGATGGAAAATCAAAAGGAGTATGTATGTTATTTATAGATAATACGCATCAACCTATATATGAATATTCATCGTGGGCGTCCGACAAAGAATGCGTTCAAACTTGGGCTCACGGTAACATGTCTCGTCATGAAGATAAAACATGGTTAAAAAACATTTATTGGAAACTAGATGAAGTAAGTGTAGTGTTTGTGGAACGAAACAAGGTATGGTTTGAACATGCATTGCCGGTTTTACAAGAGGTATGGAACATGATTGAACTAGAAAGAGTATCTGGATATGAACACCGTTCGCCTAAAAAACGCGTAAAAAAACTTGAAACCGACCCACAACTCAAATGTAATATAATTCTATAAGTTATGATGGACTATCCGCTAAGGATTTCATTATGAAGACAATGTGGTGAATCGTAAGATATAGAAAACGTATTCGGTAATAAATATTTGCTTATAACATGACTACTATAGAAATAGTCCTTAATGTAAAAGGTGATATTGAATTACAAGAGTTGAAGTTTTTACCATCTATGGTTGATAACACTATAACTTCTAACCAAGTTTTTTTTCCATTCATGTTTGTTCTTAAAGATAAATTGATTCAAAAGAGTATTCCAGAAACATCCTCTATACAACAAGTACTTACGTCTCCTTATTTATTTCATCAACTCATCCTTCGTAATACAGACCATTCCCAAGGATATACACGACTTACATTCGCGGAGACTATAGATAGAGGGATGATTGAAAAGAATATAAAGTATATGATGAATCTTTGGTTATCTCCCAATACAACCATTTTATTAGATAAACGAATGTATACTATCTTACAAACTCAACCAAAAAATACTATATTCAAATCCAATATATTGGATGGAATTAGAGTGGTGGTGGAGTTACTCGTATTAAGAAAAGACCGAAATACCAGCGCAGCCCGAAGTAAATTAATATGTGAATCCAAGCGACGTAATATAGACCATTTATATGAAGAATTGTACGGGCGACCTTTTTTTGCCCATCGTGCTACCTCGTTTGAACGTAAGACACTCCCTGTGATGTTTTCCAATGACGTTGCTGAAACTACAAAAACAAATCAATTAAGTCTCCCCAACGACCCTCGGTATGGTCCATCTACGTATCCTCCTGATCCTCGGTATGGTCCATCTACGTATCCTCAAGTCCCTCGGTATGGTCCACCTACGTATCCTCAAGTCCCTCGGTATGGTCCACATACGTATCCTCCTGATCCTCGGTATGGTCCACCTACGTATCCTCCTGATCCTCGGTATGGTCCACCTACGTATCCTCCTAACCCTCTGTATGGTCCACAGACTAACACGCCAATTCAATCCGTCAGCGGAGGTAAAACAAAAAAGAAAAAAAGAATTAAAAAAAAAAACACGCGAACAAGAAATGTTTATTCTATATTCAAACCGTCGTTAAAGAATTCATCTAAAGCTTGACTAAAATAATGTATAAATGTATTCTTACATTTTTTACATAAAACATCCGTTACACTAAAAGAGATTAACATAGATAATTGTATTTTGCAAAACTCGCGGTCTAATGATAATTTATGCTTATATAATACATGATTTAAATTATACATAAACTGAATATCAAATCTACCTGTGAGTAAAGTATCCTTCAATACACTTATAATATCCTTTACTATATTTTGTTTGATGGATAAAGACAACTCATTGTATTTGGAAGGAGGATGTAACATATGGTTTGTCATGATATAAGATGCTTTCTCAAAATCCTTATCTAACAAAGAGGTTTTCATAAAATTATAAAAATTATTTTGGGATTTTCGTGATATTTTACCAATTATACCAAAATCTATCAATCCAATTTTCGGTTCTTCTTCTGTAAGAAATAATATATTACCTGTATGTAAATCTCCGTGATAACAACCGTCGTATAATAAACTTTTTATAGTAAGTTTAAAAAGCAATAAGATGTATTGTTCATATAATCTAGTATTTATACTGATATCTTGAATGTTATTGCCAATTAATCGTTCCATCACAATAACATTCTCATTTAGAGTGGTAAATATTGGATATACGGTTGGGATAACTACATATTTTATATTTTTAAAATTGTCTTTTATGGAAATTAAATTGTTAATTTCATTCTTAAAATCAAGTTGGTTTATCATGTCTGTTGTATTTTCATGATATACGGATAGTAAATCAAATTCATATAAATAAGGTAAATATTGTACCCATTGAATTAAACGTTTGAATTGATGTAAGCCTTCTAGTAATTGAATGGTAATATCTGGTCGTTTTACTTTTATCACAATCGGTTTATCACACATGGTAGCATAATATACAACTGAAATCATACCCGAATTAAAAGGTATGTGTGAAGTTAATCTAATTTTATCCTCTCCGTGTTGATTTAAATCATCCAGTATAGATTGAATGTTGTAGAGTTTATTCAAGGTAAAAGGAACATGTTCATTGTAAGAATAGAAAAAATCCATTTCTTCTTTGCTCAATATATTCATTGCAATTGACATATTTTGAAACAATTTAGAAAATATAATGTTTTTATGATACAAATACTTTGTCATATTTCTCATACAATCTAAACGGGAACGCCCTAAACAATACCGTCCGTATTGCCATACTGCATATAAAATGGTTGGAACTATAAACATACTATAAACTATATAGTTTGGTTTAAATATTTTACATAATGATATTAAGAAGAAATATTTTCCAAAAATGTTTTTAATCGTATAAACATCTTTTGTATAAGTTGTCCTGGTAATTTTTCCATGTAAATAGGTAATTCGGTTTCAAGTTCCAAATTGAATGAATAGGTTACATTGAGATGAAACCTACTCATTATATCTATATTCAAATTCGCCGAATTTTTTTTAACGGGTTCTGCCTTTACATTAAGTTTGATTGCACTTAACTCTTTTAAATCACTGGATATGAACTGAACGTTATGAACGGATTGAAGTTTCGTGGTTCTAGATAAAATATATTTTTGTGACAATCCAAATTCTTTTCCAATTGGCTTTAATACCATACATATATTCATAGTATCTAAAGTATCGGTTTGTTCCATGTAAATACATTCAATGATATCCGTATTGAGTGTTTCTATTAGTTTGAAGATATTAAAATCAATAAATGTATCCATATAGACTTGATTATTTATAATTTCCAACTTTAATTTAAAATCTATTTGGTCATCGTTTTTTTTATACATTAAGGATACTCCGTTACGATTAGATATCTCATGCTCCATTGTATGAATTAACAATCTATATTTAAATAATTCATTCTTATATATCTTTGTTTTACATAAAATTGAATATATTATTTTCCTTCTGAAAAGTATCAATTATGGCGTCCAAAACAAAACATTCTTATAATACTCGTAGTAAAACGATGAACCGTAAAATAGTTAAAGAAATACCAGAGAATAGTTCATCCGACGATGATTCGGATTGGACGTCTGGTTCTGAAGAAGAAGAAACGATGGACCTTCATGAATATAGAAAGTTTATTTCTAAAATTTTCCCATCTAGTTATGCAAAACAACGAGTTCGGGATACACCTAAACATACATATCATTCGGATGGAAAACTACGCTTAAAAAGACATATTCGTGAAGAAGACGAAGAAGACGAAGAAGACGAAGACGAAGAAGACGAAGACGAAGAAGACGAAGAAGACGAAGAAGACGAAGACGATACAATTTCTCCTAGTAAATTTAAAATTGAATTTCATATTAAAGAAGTAGATGACGTCACGGAATCCCAAGAAGAACCTGATAAAAATGGTTTAAACCGTAAACAAATTACAAGTAACATCAAAAAATTTAAGTCTTTCTTACAAGAAAAAAACATGATGAACGATGTAAAATATTTTAAAGATAAACTTAACGAGGAAGAACAATCCGTGGTACTAACCGATATGAAAGAACTGATTGATAATTATAGTATAGATAAACCGTATCGTTTAAAGTTGTTGGGGACAGATATACCCTTAGAATACAAAGTGATTGCTTATAAAAAAATAAATACACTGGACCAATTAGAACCAAGTGATAGCGAATATTATAAAATCAAACAATGGGTGGACACCTTTATGCAAATACCCTTTGGTAAATACAAACAACATCCTATTACTTTAAAAGAGGATGGACTTGAAAAGTGTTCAGAGTTTATGGAAAATGCAAAACATATACTGGATAAAGCAGTATATGGTATGAATGACATGAAGTTACAAATCATGCAAATGATTGGTCAATGGGTTACCAATCCATCTTCCATCGGTACTGCGATTGCAATCAAAGGACCTATGGGTACAGGTAAAACGACGATTGTAAAGGATGGTATCAGTAAAGTACTTGGACGGAACTTTTCATTCATTACATTAGGGGGTGCTACGGATGCAAGTTTTTTAGAAGGACATTCCTATACCTACGAAGGGTCCACTTGGGGTAAAATAATAGATCATTTAATTCAATGTAAATATATGAACCCCGTGTTCTTCTTTGATGAATTAGATAAAGTAAGTGATACACCAAGAGGTGAAGAAATCATTGGAATTCTTACACATCTAACCGATACAACTCAAAATTCTAAATTTCATGATAAATATTTTTCCGAATTGGATTTTGATTTAAGTCGTTGTTTATTTATATTTAGCTACAACGACGAAAGTAAAATTAATCCTATTTTATTGGACAGAATGTACCGAGTTCAAACCAATGGTTATGATACAAAAGAAAAGACTGTGATTGCAAGGGATTATCTTATACCTAAAATACGAGAACAAGTTTGTTTTGAGGAACAAGATATTATAATTCCCGAAGTTACTATGAGTTATATCATAACTCATTATACAGACAATGAAGCAGGGGTTCGTAATTTGAAACGTTGTCTTGAAACCATATATACGAAATTAAATTTGTTTCGGTTATTGACCCCAAATACAAGTTTATTTGAAACAATGTGTAAATTAGGAAAGATTACTTATCCATTTACGGTTACCATAGAGGTAGTGAATATATTGTTACCTTTAAAAGAGACTTCTAAATGGAATGCCATGTATTTATAACCTATTTAAATATATCATGTAAATTAAATTTCTTACACCATTGAATACATTTATGGTGATGATGTATTCTACAATCCGTGGTTTCATTGGTTGAACCTTGTAAATGTTTTAAAGTAACATTCATATATTCTAATTGCGATTGTCCAAGGATCGCATTAATATCTTGTAATCCACACATATAAGAATAGGGTATATCACACTGTAAAAATCTATCTGGATACGTTGTATCTATAAAGTCCTTTAAAACGAGACACATTGTATCCACTAAATCTTTTGTATCCTCTAAACGAAACTTCATACATATCACGTATCTTTCTGAAGTTAAAGGATTACTTGTATAGGGTTTATACATCTGAACCCTCTCATACAGAGATGATAATATATACAATATATCAATCGTTGGTTGAGTATATATATCTGATATTTTTAAAATAAAATGACCATTTTTTTTTTGACATGCAAATGCATATATACATTGTGTAAATAACAATTTAGATTGTAGAATCTCTTCCCCTTGTTTGTAATATCCAGTGACTAGATGACAACTTCCATGGTGCATAGTATAACATTCTTGAACCTTGTTAATATTAAAAAAATCATTGGTTTGTGTTTTAATGCATTGGTCTAGATTATTACGCCTACATAACTTTAGGGATTCCATACATCCACAATCATCTATATCGTCTGTAAAATGAAAACTTTTACAATTCTCTGACAACTGTTCTAATATATTAAAGGTTTTATAGATTTCAACCATGTTATAATAGGAGGAGGAATAGGACGTTTTAACCGGTAGAATAGAATAAATGTATTCATACTGGTCTATATGTTTTTGTTCTGAATTATACAGTATATCTTTTAGTTTGCGTACGTATTGATATAACGTATGACTTATAACTACTGGAATAAGGTTCCTATTGGAATGGCTTGAATGAATGTATGTATATACATTCGTATTACAATTTGGTAAATTATAGATTGACATTACTACCTATTCCTTTGTAATATTTATATCCTTTATTTATTTTCCATTACTAGTTTTAATTTTTTCTTTAGTTTAACCGATTTTGGTACTTGTTTTGTTTCCACGATGGAGTCTTTTACAGGTAATTCCACGGTTTGTTCTGGATAGTTACGTATCATTTCTTCTGACACTGATTTTGCATCCACAGCATGTGTTTTTACATAAATGAAATAATTATTTAAAAAGGATACCATTTTTTCGTGTTCGGTCATAGTATAGGCTAATCCATACTCAGAACGAATGTTTGGAGTTCTTTCTGTATCGGAATACATAAGGGCATGTAATTCATGAAACGTTCCAATACCGTTTGGAAGTCCAAGTTCATTTGCTTGTTTCACGGATAATAAAGTAAACCCAAAGTTATGCATTAATCGGTCTAAATATTCAAAATTAACTAGATACTCGCGAAACATTTTACCAATAGACTCCATAAATATATCTACCGCATACCCGAGGGATTCTTCGCTTGCTGGAAACTCTGATTTATCATATCGTTTTACAACTTCCCACATTTTAGTTGTACCTTCTTGTAGTACTATGCTTTCATCACGGGATTTAGACGATAACATATTAAATACCCGTGACCCGTCGTAGCATGTTCCTATGAAACGACCGCCTACTTTTACAGTCTCACTCACATTACGAAGAAAGTTACTAAGTGTGGTTATATTCTCAAACATATAATGCATTGCAAATTGTATAGAAGCAACATCAAACCCATGCTCCGCAATACCATAATGTCTATATACACCTTTCCCGAGGGTCTTGGACTCTTTAGGACCTTTTCCAAACACGGCATTTGTAATTTGCTTACCCTTTTCAGTGAACATGGCATTCGTATCACGTATATTTACAGACGAATTGCCCACTATAAACAATGCACTTGGCATACGATTATATTTCTTTTTGTAATTTAAATAACGCGCACAAGCTCCTTTTAAACGATTTTCTATATTATCCCTTGATATATCAATACCAAATACGAATTTCAATCTCGCTTCAATCCATTTTGTAAAGTCGCCTCCCATACCCACGGCATAATCAATTAAAATATCATCTGGTTTAGATACACTTACGATGAGTTTCTTTTTTACATATAAATTATGGAAATCACGCAAACCTCGGGTAACCGTTGTATTTGAAACGCGATTATAATATACATCCTCGTCATGCGTAAACGTAGGTATATCATTTCCAGACGTTATCATTTCCTTTGTAACTGGATTGTGGATGGAATGCCAATTATTGTTAGCCACATGATATGCATTACCGTAATTTTTACCTCCGTTACGTAATTCATTGGTTTTATCATAACGTACGCGTAAAGGTTCCCAACGCCAACCCACGTCTTTCACCATGTTATACCTAAATTCAACAATTGTATTGTCTTCAATGATTTCACGATTTTCGGTAAACATTTCCCGTGTACCACCTTGTGCCGATTCTATCCTCAAATGACATATACCTGCTTGTTCGTCGGATGGATTGGTTGGAAAGAATTGAATTGGTTTATACCCTTCTTCATTATCTCTATCCTCCGTAGACGGCAATACATCTTCAATTACATTTAAACAAGGGTTGATATACCCATGTAAAGATTCATCAAATCCAACCCGAAGGATAAGTGTTTTATATTGTGTAATTTGTGTAGAGACATTTACATCCATTCCATTCTGATAGATATGTTTAATATCTTCTCGTCCATCTGAATCACGTTGTATGGTAACCATAAAGTCAATGGTATTGAATTCAGGAGGTTTCCATTTAAAAGAATATTCCCACGTTTTTTTCATAGGCATTGTAGTGACGCCTATTTTGTTAGAACCAACTCCCGTATTCATTGGCGTAAAAATTAAACCATCGGTTTCATATTCAAACAAATCGTCGTCTATGCGTTGAAGTAAGAATTGACTTGCTTGAAATATAGTTTGAGTTGGACTACTACTATAAAAGGTTTTGTGTTCAAATCTCATAGGAGACGGACTTTCACTAGACGTTACACTAAACGGTTTCAAATCATGCATGAAACGATTTAACAACGGTAAACGGAATGAACTGGAACTATCTTTATCACCGATAAATCCGAAAGAACGAACATCCTTACGATGTAGATAATAAATATCAAATGCCGCATATAAATTAATAAATACCTTTTCTTTATTATGAATGATATGTTCGCCATCTAGTATAGAACCAAATAATTCAGGATTGGTCGTTTTTGCCCCTGTAAATTGAACTCGCATATTTGTATCTATTAAATAAATGAGACCATTGTCTGCAACCATCATTAGTTTACGGTCACCGTCTGCTTTTTCAGTCACTGTATACGCATTGCGTATATTAGGATAATTGGCATCTTCATTTTGTTCGGATATATTATTGAGTTGAAGCGATACAGAAGAAGGTCCTATAAAGTGTTTTGGTTGCGTTCGCTGTCCTTCTTTATATTTATCATTCCAAATCATTCGCATGTAGTAATCCAAAAGGTTAAACTGTTCGGAATAAGAGATTGGAAAATTGGTGCCTTGTAATCCAGATAATACGTATAAGATGGTCTTTTTAACCGCCATATACAAGGATTCTGTCGTACTATACTTTGAACCTACGCCCACTTTAAGATTATCCATCTCGATTTCAATTTCATATCGTTCAGGGGACTTGCTTAACCCGGCTTCCGTAAATGTATAAGATTGTTCTACATATTTACCTTTCTGTCTAGATTGTTTTACAATACTAACGTCTACGGACAGTGGAAAATCTGGATGTGTCAATGTATGACGTATCATATATCTAAATATTTTTTTATGGTCTTTCCATTGCGAGACCATTGTACGAACCATTGAAGTTGAACCCATGTCTTTTTCATTACTCAAGGATGCCCTCATATTATAATCTGGCGCATCATACGGCAAAATTTGACGTTCCTTTACAGTGAAAGGGTTTTTTTGAATAAACGAGACGCGTCCATTGGTATAGAAGGTTTCAATTGTATTATGTTTACAGTACTCGGTGATAGCGTCCAATCCAGATAATTCTGCTCTTATGTTTGAGAGACGTGAAGAACCACTCTTTGAATCTGTAAAATTACTATTCACTCTCAATAAATATTTCGCATCCGATAATTGAAATCCGGCAGATAAAAATCGTTGAATGACATCCCCATATTCTATACGGTTAATGGGTTTCATTCCGCGAGCCGTACCAAACCGAATTTCCATTTCAGTCGTACCATCACGACCGCTACTTCGGAGATTCTCCAAATACGATTGTAATATTTGTTTTAAACCGGTTTGATTTGGTTTCATTTTAGACATGTGTATAATATATACGCATAGATTATTTATGTCAATTTTTTAATCTTTGAACTAATTGCATCATACAAAATTTGTTTGGTGTATGGTTTATCTTGAGTATGTATTGGTAATTTAAGTTTTTCTGAAATCGTTTGTAACTCTTTTAAAGTATACGCAGACATACTTTTTATCACTTTACGGGGATTTATACAATAACATTCTTGTTGAATGGTACGTATTAAATCGGTTACATCTCCTAAATGAAGAAAAAAAGTATGACCTCGTCGTTCAATCAAATTATAAGATGTACCATAGTTAAAATCATAATACAGTTCATCGCATTTTACGAGGATTGATTTTTCCTGTGCAATGGATAATGCTGCTAAATTGGATAAAGTCATGAATTTATTCATAACAACATCACTTTCTACAGATTGTATATTTATTTTTAAAGATTTAAGTATGGATAACTTTGGTTTTAAGTTTGCAATACATTTATATTTGAATTCCTGTTCGTATTTAAAAGGAGATTGGAATACATAATCTATCGTATGATATCCTTCCACAATGATATAAAAACACCAAAATAAAGTGTCTTGAATGTGTTTTGGCATGGTTATTGTAGATGCCGTAGTGGTTGGACTCTTTACAAGCGTTGGACTCTTTACAAGCGTTGGACTCTTTACAAGCGTTGGACTCTTTACAAGCGTTGGACTCTTTACAAGCGTTGGAATACAATTCCAACTTCGTAAATGGTCTTCATATATCATATAAGGTTTCAGATGTTCTAGAATAGATTCGTTCATATCTTCATTTTATCGTAGTGTCTTTATTAGGTTTGAAATATGTATCTTGGATATATTTTTTTTCATCTTCCACTGAGGTTATAGTATTTTGTTGTTGATTTACATAATCACAATAATTGCGTAACAATGAAACGTCTTCGTGTGATAATTTTGTAAGATTCACAAATGTACCATTACTATTTTCGTTTAATGGAATATAACTACGCTCATGTAGAATCCGTAACACTTCAATTTGATGTTGAAACGTCATATTCTCAATATCCGTTTTTAGCACAGATAGCATATAGTATATAGTCGTACATCTTTAATTCCTAATCTTCTAATATCTCCCTTCCATTGATTTTACACCTAAGGTTTCACCTTTTTTTTAATGGTTAATTGGGTTGGATTGACGTCTGAAGACGTATAACTAACCAATTCCGCAATGATTGAGATATACGTGTCATTCAATTCATATCGTTGTCCTATAATTTTAGCTTTTAACTTATCCCCAATACGAACATTATTAAATTCTGAATGTTTATAATGATGATCTCTTGCAATATATAGGATTAACGGAGAAGGACTATTACCTTCTAATTCTGCTTTGATACCTGCCGTTTCTGTAATGAATTTTGCGACACAATCAATAATCATCCCTTCCACCGGACAACAAATTAAGCATTCTAGAACGACATCAAACATGACATCTGAACCTTGAAGTCTTCCACTAGAATAACTCAATACCTTACAGGAGTCCTTTTTTACAAATCCATCTACAATACATTTACCTCCAATCTCAAATTCAATATTATCTTGCAAAGTTTGTTTGATATTTCCATCCATATACACTATAGATAAAGATAGACGATGGGTTATAATGGACTGTGAAAATATATGATTTCCTTGTATTTGTTTCCGTCGTAA